TACAGGTGCTGCAAGCGAAAGAACGGCATACATCAATGATAGTTTACTTTCACCTAAAGAACTACGAGATAATCCAAATCAGTTAAGTGTAACCCCAAGGATACTTGAGGTTTACTTTACAAATGTGTGTAACCAAAAATGCGTTTATTGTTCACCGTTTTTTAGTTCATTAATACAAAATGAAATAGAAAAGTTTGGACCACTTGAATCTGAATATGATTTGGATGGGTTCCACGGTAGAGACGATTATGAAAAATTAAAAGCAGACTTTTGGGTTTGGATGGAGAAAAATTCGAGAGATTTATATCACTTTCAAATATTAGGTGGAGAACCTATGTATCAGCCAGAGTTTGAGGAGTGTTTAGAATTTTTTGAAAGACACGAACACCCAACTACCAATTTTAAAATATTCAGTAATCTTAAACACAATCCAATAAAGTTCAAAGAGAAGATTGATAGAATATCAAAACTAATTGAACAAAAAAAATTAGAATCTTTTGAGATTGTATGTAGTATGGACTGTTGGGGACCGCAAGCAGAGTTTGCTAGATTCGGAATGAGTTTAGTGGAATGGGAAACCAATTTTAATACACTATTAGTATCACCACTTGTAAAGATATCAGTACATTCAACTATCACACCTGTTACTTTACCTACGATGGGTGAATTTTATAGAAAGATAATAGAGTGGAACAAAATAAAGAAAGTTGATTTTGGTTGGAATACTGTTGCTAGACCAACGTTTATGAATCCTGAAAATTTGGGACATCACGCTAAATCATTTTTTGAGGATTTACTATCTGCAGTACCTGAAGAAGACCACAGAAAACTTTATCTATATGGTTTTGAGAAACAAGTAACCACACACGAAGTTGATAAGACACAACTAAAAAGATTAAGAAATTATTTAGATAAAATTGACCAAAGACGTGACACCGATTGGAGGTCCATTTATCCTTATTTAGTTGAAGTATTTGAAAAAGAAAATATAGATGAAATTAAAACCATCTGAGGGTAACAAAACATTTTGTATGGCCCCTTGGTCACACACATATCTCTCACCCCAAAGTGAAAGAAGACTTTGTTGTGCGAGTCGTGAGAAAGCATCTTGGGCAACACAGTATCTAGATTCCGAAGGCGCAGATAACGGTTCACAATACAATCCTGGTACGTTAGAAGACCATTGGAATTCTGAGTATATGAAAGGTATCAGAAAAGATTTAATGGAGGGAAAAGAGATACCACAATGTGCTGTGTGTAATGATAAGTTACTTAACATATCAATATATCGTAACTACTTTAATCAAACTCTATTTCCACATAAGATAGAAGAGGCATTTGAAAAAACTAGAGAAGATGGTCACACAGAAATGGTACCAATTTCTTTTGACTACCGTATTAAAAACCTGTGTAATTTCAAATGTAGAATGTGTGGTGATCAACTATCTTCTAGTTGGGAATCAGAAAGAAGAATGATGGGTCATTACGATACACCTGGTAATGGTGATTTTTGGGCACAGAAACAAAACAAACCTATTATTGAATCCTTTCAAAAAGATGTTGCGGAAAAAGAATTGTGGGATGCGGTTAAAAACGGAACCATTGAAGAAATTTATTGGGTAGGTGGTGAACCTTTAATGTGGGATATACATTGGGAGATTATGGACTACCTTGTAAAGACAGGTGGAGCAAAAAATGTTTGGGTTCGATACAATTCTAACTTCTCTAGAACAACATACAAGGATTACGATTTAAAAACTTTATTACCACATTTCAAACAAGTACAAATTTGTGCATCGATTGATGGTACAGGTAGGGTTGTTGAATATGTTCGTCACGGAATTAAATGGGATGAATGGATTAAGAACTTTAAAGATTTTATGTTCTTAAATCAAAGATATGGTGATTATGGAATTGCGTTTGATCTTACAATAACAACCCCAGGACTTTTTAGTTTAAAAGAATTATTTGATTTGTCATTAGAACTAAATGTTCACACATTAATTAAAACCACATTCGCATTTGATGGTAGTATTATTATGTGTCCACAGGTTTTACCTAGAGAAATATATAACGAAGTTATTGATGATATATTGGATTATGTGAGACCTAAAATTAAAAATAATCCTAAGTATCAATATTGGATAACGTGCCTTGAAGATTTAAAAAGTAGAGAGACATTCCAAGAAAAATACCCTAATTGGCAAGAATCGTTAAAGAGGGGGATAACAAATTTAAATGCTGTTGATTTATGGAGAAACGACATTGGTACGATTGAAGAAATATTCAGTCAAAACCCACGAGTACTTCAATGGTGGCAAGATAATAATAAAAAATTAATTTAATGGAAAGTAAATCATTTTGTGTTTTACCGTGGATACATTTAGCGACACATCCAATAGGAACGGTTACACCTTGTTGTATAACCGATATGACTAATAGTATCTCAACCGCCGCACACCCGGACGGTAGACATCTTTTTTTGGGTAAAGACAAATTAGATAACATAACAAATACTAGTAAATTCAATGAGATTAGAAGACAAATGATTAATGGTGAATTCCCAAATGTTTGTCAAAAATGTTACAAATATGAAGACGGTGGAGTTGAATCAAAAAGAATTGAATCTAATAAGAAATTTGAAGAGTTTATTGAAAAATGTTTTGTAAACACAAACGAAGATGGATCATTAAAAGATGTAAATTACAATTATGTTGAACTAAGACTTGGTACTGTTTGTAATTTAAAGTGTGTTACCTGTAATCCATTCTCATCCAATAGATGGAATGAAGATATCCCCTCATTCAAAGGTACTCAATTCGAAAACGATTACTTTAAATGTGATATACGAACTGAATGGTTTAGAGACCATTCTTTTTATGATGAGTTATATACAAAATGTAATAATCTAAAAGAAATATGGATAAACGGAGGGGAACCTACCTTAATTAGAGAACACGCATATTTCTTAGAGAAATTTATTTCAGATGGTACAAGTGGAAACGTTGATTTACATTATAGTATCAATATGACCGCAGTACCCGATAAATTCATAGAGATATGGAAGAAATTTAGGAAAGTTAGAATTCACTTATCAATAGATGATTTAGAAGAAAGAAACGATTACATTAGATATGGTTCTAAGTGGGAACAGATACTTGAAAGTTTTAAAAAAATAATTCAGTATAAGGATATTTTTAATTTGGAAGTTTGTCAAACGGTAAGTGCGTATAATGTGTTTAACATTGATAATTTTAAAAAATTCACACTAGATTATGGTTTAGTCATTTCACATAATTACGTTCACTACCCATCATTTCAGCACATCAATGTTATTCCTGATGAGATGAAAAATGAGATTCTTAATAATATAAAGTATATGAGGGAAGATGAGGTTGAGAGATTAAAAATTGAAATGTTTAAACCAAAAAATAATAAGGATGAAGAAAAATTCTACGAGTTTGTTAAGTTATTAGATACATCTAGAAACGTAAAAATAACCGACTACTTAGATGAATGGAAAAAATATTTTGAATAATATGGAACATATGTGCCCACTACCCTGGGTTGGGTTTTCGAATGACCCATACGGAAGTGTAAAACCTTGCTGTATTAATAAAGACTACATCGTAAAACCTGATGGGTCTTTTTTCTATGTACAAAACGATACTGTTGGGGATATATTCCATAGTGAATATATGGATAATCTTAGAACACAATTCTTAAACGGTGAAAAACCAAAAGGATGTGAAACGTGTTGGAAGGATGAAGACAATGGTTATAAAAGTAAAAGACAAATATACATTGAAATCTTAAAAAACAATGGAACAATAGTTGATTACGGTAAAGTGCCTGAATATCCGGAAGACTATCAAATAATTCTAAACAACTCTTGTAATTTAAAATGTAGAAGTTGTTCACCAAGTCACAGTACTAGTTGGTTGAAAGAAGTAAACGACATTCCAGAATCGGAATGGGAAAAATTTGGAATTCGATATTTTGGACTACAACACGGACAACCTGGACACCAAACAAGTGAGTTTATTGAAAGTATGGATACTTGGTTACCTCACGTTAGAAGACTTGAAATTGTTGGTGGAGAACCATTCTATTCAAACACTTGGGAAAGAGTCTTAACACATATGATTAATGAAGGACACAGTAAGAATATCTTGTTGAATATGTCCACCAACGGTACCATTCTTAATGAAGACCTAATGATTAAAATCTGTGAGGGATTTAAAGCGGTTGGTATTGGTTTGAGTATTGATGGAACAGAAGGAACGTTTGAGTACCTTAGAAAAAATGCAATATGGGATGAAGTGAAAGAGAACTTGTTTAAGTACCACGAACTAAAAAAGAAATATAGGAATTTAGGGTTCACCTACACCCACACAACTTCTTGGGTAAATGCGTATGAATTACCAAAAACAATTCAATGGATGAGAGATAACACCCCTCTATTTGACTTTTGGTTAAACATTGTTCACTACCCACCACATATGTCAATCTATATGTTACCTAAAGAGGAAAAAGATAGAATAAAGTCACATTGGGAAACGTTTGATTTTAAAGAACAAACAAATGACATCAAAGCATTAGTTGAATTTATGTATAGTAAACAACCAAGTGATGATGAACTAAAAAAGGAATATACAAAATTTACAATATTAGATGGTTACAGAAGTGAATCGACAATTGATATCGTTAAAACGAATTACCCGACCTTAGTAAACTACTTTATGTAATGAATGAAAATGAGAAGAAATCTTTACTAGTTGATTCAAAATCTTTTTGTGTTGCACCTTGGATGAGTGTTTACGTTCATCCAAATGGTAATGTTCTTCCTTGTTGTAATTGGGATTTAAATGATCCTCTTGGTAATATTAACAATGATTCGTTAAGTGAGATTTACCAATCAGATAAGTCCAAAGAAATTAAGGGTAAGATGCTAAACGGTGAAGTTGTCAAACAATGCTCAAACTGTATTAATAATGAGAAACTGAATTCAGAATCATATAGACAAAGACTTAATAAACAATATCCGGATTGTGTTGAATACGTTGATGGTGACAAAACAAAGTTCCATTTATGGGATATAAGAATTACAAACCTATGTAATTTTAAATGTCGAATGTGTTATCACGGGTTTAGTTCCTCCTGGTTTAACGATGCCGTTAGTATGAATAGTAACCAAGGTAACCAAGCAATTATTACACTAGATGATACTGAGGATTTTTTAAAACAATTAGGTGACCATTATGAATATGTTGATGAAATATATTTTGCTGGTGGGGAACCCTTGATTAGCGCACACCATTATGACATTCTTGATGAGTTAATTAAAAGGAATAAACAAGTTTATTTAAGGTATAGTACCAATCTATCTAAAATTACCTACAAAGATAAACACATCTTTGATTATTGGTCTCATTTTGATAAGATTACCCTATTTCCAAGTCTTGATGGTGTAGGTAAGGTTGGTGAATACATTCGTTCAGGGTTTAAGACTGAATCATTCATTGAAAACGCTAATAAAGTATCTGAATTTTTAACTAATTCACATATTTTTTACACATTTTCTTATGGGGTTCTAAATTATCTACACACGTTTGATATGATTATTGAACTAATCAACCAAGGACTAATTGAAAAAAACATAAATTACTCACGAAGAAGGATGTTAGCCATAAACCCAATATATGGTCCTGATTATTTAAGTTGTAAATGGATATCTGATGATATTAAGAATAGGTTTAAAACTCGTTTAGAGACGTTTAACGAGGATTTAGAGTTGTTAGGTGTATGTGAAGAGGTTAGAAAGGAAATAATGGAACTATTGGGGTCTATTTACCTTTTTAGTGTCACTGACGTTGATAATATAGATAAGTTTGATTTATATCAAAAATTTAAAAAATATAACGACACGTTAGACAAATTGAGATTGGAGAAATTTGAAACGGAAATTGGTTTAAAGTTCTATACAGAAATAAACAAAAAAATGATATAATTGATAATTATTTTATATGAATATTGAGAAAATAAATGTCGCTTATAACGAAGTTTTAGTTTACGATGAAAATGGTAAAATCTACTATGGTAACTCCAATTTAGTTAATTATGACATTCATACTTGGTATACCGCTAAATGTGATAGACTTGACGAGGTGGAAAAAGAATTAGATATTAAATTTCCATATACAATAACAAATGAGGTAACTGAAGATTTTAAGAGAGTTATGGGACAATTTCACTCACAAAAATTTGAAGAATTTTTTGATAATACTCATAATGTTTTTAAAGCACACACCTTAGATGACGCAATCGATAAGAACATTAATTTTATTTACCCAATTGTTTTATTTACCCCCTCCCTATATGAGAATTACCCCACAGTTGATTTTAATGAACGATTAATTAAAAAGGTTTTAGAAAAGAAAGCAAAGATATGTTTTATACAATTAACTGAAGGGTTCTTTGGAGATAAACAAAATGATTTTATTTGGATGGATAATCTCTCAAAGAGATACGGTTTTGATAAAGAACATCTTATTTTCATTTGTGCTAACCTAAAGGCTTTAGAATCTAAAAACAAATTAGTTTCAAAGGGTTACGTAACTGATAGTTTTACCATCATACCATACAACTATTTCCAACATAATCTTTGGTTTTATGATAATGGTAAAATGTCAGATTTAAATGCTCAAGAGTCTTTAAAAAAGGGATTTTATAGTTCTATTGAAAATAATAAAAATCATTATAAAACTAATCAATTTTTATGTTTCAATAGAGTACCAAAATTACATAGGATGGCGATTTTTGCTGAATTAAAAACAAACAAAAAACTAACTTCCCATATAACCTCGTTAGGCGCTTCGTTAATTAATCGTAAAAATGACTATTTGGTGCACATCCAAGGTCTCTTAATGAATAGACTTCATAAAGAAAAACTAATTGAATTTTACAGAGGGTACGATTCAACAATTTCATCTATATATGATGAACCAGATTTAGAAAATAATAAAGCAACTAATTTAAATTTAGGAGCGCATAACTCATCGTTTGTTAACGTTGTAACTGAATCGTTAATTAACAATAGTTCTATTTTCTTTTCAGAGAAAACATTCAAACCTATTTTTTGTGCACAACCGTTTATATTAATAGGAAACCCAAATTCCTTAACTAAATTAAAAGAATATGGGTTTCAAACCTTTGATAAGTGGTGGGATGAAAGTTACGACACAGAATTGGACTTCGCAAAAAGGTTAGAAAAGATAATAGATGTAATGGAGGAAATATCAACGTGGGACCAAGAAAAAATGTATAAAATAACTAAAGAAATGGAGTCTGTATTTGTTAACAATTTTAATGTTATGGTTAGTACAGATGAAATTTATGAAACATATAAAAAATTAAATTTTAATGGGTAAGACAATTTGGGTATTTGGGGATTCGTTTACACAATCAATGTCACCAGTACCAAACTTAAAGGATTGGAGATTTAAATATGCTGAATATAAGGGATATTCACCTAAAGTATTTTCGGATTTTTTAATCGATGATTATGGATATACTTGCCACAATAGAGGACACGGAGGTGCAGATAATTACACCATTTTGGATATCATTATAAATCATTTAGACCAAATAAAAGATGGGGATGTGATTGTTATTGGTTGGTCTAGTATACATAGAACAAGGTTGGCAAATAAATTTGGTAAATTTACAAGTATACTTCCTGGTGGGGATTCTACATTTAAAAAAGAAACGGCTAAATTAATTGGGGTTTCACCTGATACTGTTGAAGAGGTTTTAGTTAATAGACTTGACGGTTCCTGTTATGTAACTGAATTGAATAGAATAATGATATTATTAAACAGAACCTTTCATAATAATATCATAATACATTGGTCACCCTTTTATAATTTTCATCAGGGAATGGATGTAATATCATTACCGATTGTTCAAACCATTTTACAAGAGACAGAAGGAAAGATACAAGATGCGCATTATAGTGAAAACGCACACAAAGTGATTTCGGAACATATAAATGATTTAATTCATTATACTATTAGACATAATGAAAAATTAAACTCGGAATTGGATGATTCAATGAAAGCAAAAAAATTAATATGATTGGAATACACACATATGTCCCAAGTCACAACATAAAAAGTAACTTCAATAGAAGTTTAGCATATAATATGTTATTATCTGTACATCTAGCTAAATTTAGTTTTGATAAAGTAATTCTATATACCACAAAAGATATTGAAAAAATAGTAAGAAAGTTAGGTGTACCTTATGATGAAATTATAACCGAACCATTCGATGGGTTTAAATGTAAAACATTCTCAATTCCAAAAATGGTGACATATAGTTTACAAACCGAACCATTTGCACATTTAGATTTGGATACTTTTATTTATGCGTTACCAAAAAAAATAGACAAAGAACCAGTATTCTACGCTTCAAGCGATATCCCACTAAAAAAAGAAAATAACTTTAAAACCAATATGAGTATGTATAATACGTACTTAAAAGGAACTTTTGAAATTGAAGATAAATTACCCGAAGAATTTAAAAAACATATTGATTTTTTTGATATTCCAAATATGTGCATTTTTGGTGGTAACGATTACGAAACTATTAAAAAGGCTAGTGAATATTGTTTAAAAATATACGAGGAGAATAAAGAACATTTCGATTCCAATTACTATTACGCTTGTGTTATTGAACAGTTGTTTATATCCACAGCAATAAAAATGATTAATAAAGAAGATGAGATAATTGATGAGGATGTTGTTAAGGAGGAGAAGGAGACATTTTATTTATTTAATCAACAACAAAATCTATCAATAAATCACGAAACTTCTGATTTGGTTAATATAACGTATCCATTTACAATTAGTTTTAATAATAAGAAAAAAATAATAAGTAATGAAACTGAATTATACGCCTTAGCCAATTATGATTTTAACTGGATAATACATTTATGTGGTAACAAATCATTAGACGCCGTACTTTTCATTGTTAGGGAAACAATCATACAAAGATTTAATGGATTTAGTTCAATACAAAAAATGAATGACATATTCGGTCAAAGTAGTGAGGTAGAAAACATTAGTAGTCGATACTATAAATTCCTAAAAGGTAATATCAATATTTGGGAAAACACAAGAAAAACAATTTTATAATATGAATTTCAAAAGAGTTTTTACGTTTGGTTGTAGTTTTACCTCATATGCTTGGCCAACTTGGGCCGATATTATGGTAGAAGATTTCAAGAATAAAGGACTTTATGGTAGAAACTTTGGTAGGTGTGGTGCGGGAAATTCATATCTTTTTATAAAGTTTATGGAGGCTCACAAACACTATAAATTTAATCACGAAGATCTAATTATATTCAATTGGACATCGTTTCAAAGAGAGGATAGGAGGTCAAATGGAAAGTGGCATACGCCTGGAAATATTTTCACCGCCAATGTTTATACAGATGACTTTAAGGTAACCTGGGCTGATCCAACACATTACGCTCTTAGAGATTGTGCAACTATTTCAAATTTAAAATCATTTGTTAATCTTATTGGTGCTAAGGTTGTCACATTTTCAATGTCCGATTTGAAACAAATCGATTCGAGTAAAAAAGGATTGTTATTTCAGTCGGTAAACGACGTTGTTGACTTTTACAACATTACACTTGATTTACCACCTATGATGGAGTATCTTAATTTAACTGAACGAAATGATATCACTAATAAAAAGAGACTTAAAACTATGTGGGATGAAAATAAACCTAATGATTGGTTGTATGAATGGCACCCAACTGTGGAGGAACATTTTCGTTATCTAAATGAGAACATATTACCATTTTTAAATTTAAAGTTAGAGTCTAAAACCGAAGAGTTTGTTAATTATTGGGTATCAAAAATAAATAATAGTAAGGAACCAATCTGTTTAAATAAAACGGGATGGAAATTATTAAAAAATGATGAAATTGTAAATCGAATATGGGAACAACCAAATATATTATAGGGATTTCAGCATATTATCACGATTCATCTGTTTGTATATTCAGAAACGGGCAATTGATTTATGCTTGTGAGGAGGAGAAATTCACAGGAATTAAACACGATAAATCCTTCCCATTAAATTCTTTAAATTACGCAATAAGAGAGTTTAAAATAACCAAAGACAATATTACATCTGTTTGTTATTATGAGAATCCAGAATTAAAATTAAAGAGAGTTAAAAGTAATATCAAGAAAAACTTTTTTAAAAATCCAATATACTGTATTAAATCATATTATGAAATTAAAAAAAATATTTGGCATCTTAAAAGAATGTTGAATAAAATAAGTAAAAATATATTTTACTCAACACATCACGAGTCTCATCATTATTATTCATATTATAGTTCACCATTTAATAATGGTGTTAGTTTAACAGTCGACGGGGTTGGTGAATTTGATACACTTTCATTCAGTAAAAATAACGGTAAATCCTTAGATTATTACACCTATAGTCAATACCCACATTCTATTGGATTATTTTATTCTGCGATGACTTCTTTTTTGGGTTTTAAACCAAATGAAGGAGAATATAAAGTAATGGGTTTAGCGTCGTACGGCAATCCAGAAAAATATATTAAAAAAGTTAGGGAACTTATCAAATTAAAAAATGGACAATTAATATGTAATATGGATGTTTTTTGTTGGGATAGGAACGGTCGAATTATGTTTAATGAGAAACTTGTCGACCTATTGGGTATTGAACCTAGAATGGTTAATGAAGTGATTGAACAAATACACAAAGATTTGGCGGCATCAATACAGATGAGGTATGAAGAAATATTGTTTGATGTTATAAAATCAATTGGTATTTTTGACGACTCCACTAATTTATGTTTAAGTGGTGGTTGCGCATATAACGGTAGGGCGAATGGTAAAATAACAAAAAGTACACGTATAAATAAAATATGGATACCGTTAGCACCATCTGATGCGGGATCATCAATTGGTGCTTGTGTACATTATCAGGTGATTAATGGACTCTTTAAACATAAAATACCTAAAAACCCATTTTTAGGTCCAGAGTATAGTGATAAAGAAATTAAAACTGCACTTAACGGAACAAGATATTTCAAATTCAATTCTGAGTTTAGTTTAATAAGTTATGTTGCTAAAAAATTAAATGAAGGTAAGGTAGTTGGTTGGTATAGGGGTCGTTGTGAATTCGGAGCCAGATCTTTAGGAAATAGGTCCATTTTAGCTAACCCAACAATTGATGGTATGCAAGATAGAATTAATAAGTTAATTAAAAAAAGAGAACTATTCAGACCATTTGCACCTATGGTTACATATGACAAACAACTTAAATATTTTAATATGGAGGATGACATACCATATATGAATCAAGTGGTTGATGTAAAAAAAGAATACGTTAATATTTTAAAAGCAACTACTCACGTAGATGGTACCGCAAGAGTTCAAACTGCTCCAAAATTCACCACAATGTATAGTTTATTAAGTGAATTTGAAAAATTAAGCGGTTACCCCATTTTGTTGAACACTTCTTTTAATATTAAAGATAAAACAATGGTGTTGACCCCCAAAGATGCGATGGACACCTTTAGAGATACGGACATTGATTTGTTAATAATTGATAATTATTTAATACATAAAAAATAGAATATGAAAAACATAATAGAATGGTTTAAAGACCAATACCAAGAATGGAAACGTAAAAGAAACATAAAGAAAAAAATAAAAATGATGCAAAAAAACGACCCATTTACATATAATCACTAAAAATGAAATCAGCTTTCTTAACGTTTGCATATGGAAGTGAAGAGTTTCACGAACTATCTTTGATGTTACTTAATAGTGTCGACACAAAACTATTTGATTTATTTGTGTACACGGATAGACCAGATTTTTATGAGTTGAGTAACGTTAAGGTGATTAATTATCAATCACATCCTTGTTCGTATCATCACAAAATAAACGTGATAAAAGATGTTTATGGAATTGGATATAAAAAAATATTATACATTGATTCAGATATTTTAATTTTTAATAAACAGTTTTTTAATGATTTTGAAAATATAAAATTTAAATCTGGGTTTTCATTTACAAGAAGTGGTTCCCCCGAAAATATGGAAATTTTTTTATCACAAAAAAACTATACCAATTATAGAAAAGAATTAGAGAAATATAACTTTAATTTAGAAAAAATAACATCAGTATGGGAGGATGTTTTTGTTTTTAATTTTGAAAATGTTGATGAGAAAATTATAGATGAATTTTTTAAATATTATGTTAGTTTTACAGATATAAAACACAAATCAGACAGTTTAGTAAACAATGAAAGATTTGGAGATCAAGAGGGGTATTCCATTATTATGTCTTGTTTGTTATCTGGTTTACATTATGAAATTAACGAGGAGTTTTGTGAAACATTAAAACACTTAAGAGCGTTTAATTTTACTTACGATGATAGGTTAAAACCTATTATGTTCGAAGTTGATTTTATTTTCCCTTATAGATATGACACAGAAAAAAGAAAAGATAATTTATTAAAGGTAGTTAACTACTACAAAACAAATTTTAAAGATTCTACGTTTATAGTTTCAGAACAGGGAAATAAGCAAACTATCCAAGTGGATGATTTTAATTATATTTTTATTAAAAAAGACTTACCTCATAATCAATCTAAATGTATAAATGATGGTGTTAAAATATCAAATAAAAAAATTATTTGTGTTGTTGATGCCGACATTATCTTATTAAATTTTTATAATATATATTTTGCAGTAAAAGAAATTATGATGAATAAAATTGACTATTCATTACCATATACGGAATGTTTCGATGAACCAAATTACACTTTGAGGGACGCGTGGGGAACTAAGTGTATTGGTGGTATTTTTATTATTGATAGGGAAAAATTTTTAAATGTGGGAATGAATAATGAAATGTTTGAAGGTTGGGGTAGAGAGGATGATGAAAGACATAGGAGATTAATCAGTAAGAATCTTAAATTCAAAAGACAATATGGGATTATTGTTCATTTAGAACATCCAGACCAAAAAGATAAAGACATATCGGCACTTAAAAATTTAAATTTATTAAATGGTAACTGTAATATTAACAAAATATAAAAGACCACATCTTTTAGAAGAACAGTGGAACTCTATTAAAAATCAAACAATAAAGCCAACTCAAATATTGGTTTGTGATAACTCAATACAAAATTTAGGAGTGTGGTCTAGATTCTCATTAGCGTTAAATGCAAAGACTGAGTATGTGTGTATTATCGATGACGACACGATACCAGGTGAAAAGTGGATAGAGAATTGTTTAAAAAATATGGAAGAACAAGTTGGATTATATGGTACTTGTGGTTATATCTTCAAATCAAATGAGAAATACCAAGATAATTACCAAAGAGTTGGTTGGGATAACCCAAATGAAATAAGAACACAAGTTGATTATGTTGTACATAATTGGTTTTTTAAAAAAGAGTGGTTAAAATATTATTGGTCGGAAATTCCCAACCCAAAGTATTGGTTATGTGGTGAAGATATGAATTTCTCATACCAATTACAAAAACAAGGAATTAATACGTTTGTACCCCCACACCCCGAAAACGATAGGTCAATATGGGGTAGTTTAAATGGATGGGAATACGGAGTTGATGGTCAATCGTTATGGGAGTCCAATCCCGAGAATTTTAAATCCAATATGTTTGAATTTTTTGATAACCAAATAAAGAAAGATTGGAAATTACTATATGAATTACGAAGTTAAAGTCTTATCATTAAAAAGAAGACAAGATAGAAGAGATTACATATCAAAACTAATTGGTGAAAAATATCCATTTAGTTTTTTCGACGCATTAGATGGTAAATTGCAAGAAGCACCCAAAGATTTTTTTAAAGAATCAGATTATCACCTTTGGAATGTTGACCCTAATTGTGTAAGATCTGTTGCATTGTCAAATATGTTGATGTGGGAGGAATGTTTGAGACAACAAAAAAACATATGTGTATTTGAGGATGATATTGACTTAATCAATAATGAAGTTTTAAACTTAGAGGAACTGTTTCAAAAGGATTTTGATATATATTTTTTAAATAATATAACTCAGTGGTTCCCAAATTGTTATTGTTATTTGATAAAACCCAAAGGTGCGGAAAAATTGATAGAACATTTTAAACAGAATGGTTTTAAAAGAAGTGTTGATTGGGAATTAGTCTCTTTACCTCCATCATTTAAAGTGTTATACACCGAACAAAACAATTTTGGAAAGACGATAAACCCCGATATATCTAAATCAGATATTATCATAGAGGGAAATATATATAAAACCATTTTTTGAATGAATACGGATTCGAGTACAAACTTTATTAATAACTGTGATATTTATATAAAAAAGAAAGAATATGAACTACAAAATAAACGGTTTAACCATAAATGCAGCCGGTGAAGATGAATTATTAGAAATTGCTAATCATACCTTCGCAACTAAAGAAGAGGCTTTAACATTTATTAAAGAAAACATCTCATTTCAAGCATATAATGAGTTTAAAGACACATTAGCGTTAGTTGTAGATGGTGTTAGTTATCATTACTCAGAGTTAGAACCAGTATCCGAAGAACTTTAATAGTCGCTATTTCAAAGTAATTAATTGTAAAATTGTGTAACCATCCATTGATTTTACAATTTTTTTGCGTTATATTTTCCATATGATTATATGGTTAACGGGTCAACCTGGTTCAGGAAAAACAACATTAGCTGGTTGGTTACAAGCGTCGTACCCAAACAAAGGGGTAGTTGTGGACGGTGACGACATTAGAGAGATATTCGAAAACAAAGACTATTCCGAGCAAGGAAGACGTAAAAATATTGAATTGGCACAAAATATTGCCAAATTTATTCACAAAAAGGGAGACGTTGCAATTGTCTCATTAGTTTCACCTTATAAAGATCAAAGAGATACATTTAAATCCACAATGGGCGAGGATTTGGTTGAGGTATATGTACATACAACTGATATCAGAGGTAGGGAACAATTTCACGTTGAAAATTACCAACCCCCTACCGAATTTTTTATAGATATAGATACCACTAATAGACCTGAATTTGAAACTGTTCAGGAACTTAAATTAAAATTAAAATCATATGAGTAAGAAGTACGCAATGTACGTCGGCCGTTGGCAGAATTGGCACAAAGGTCACGAATGGTTAATTAACCAACAACTATCCCAAGGTAAGAATGTTTGGGTGGCAATCAGAGACGTTCAAGTCGATGAGAATAACCCAAAAACCGCTCAAGAGGTGTTTCAAATGTTAATACAGGAACCATTCTTTAATGAAAATTTTGATAAGATTTTACTATCTATCATTCCAGATATTGAAAGTATCAACTATGGTAGAGGAGTGGGTTACGATGTAATCTATCACGAACCACCTGCAGATGTTGCGGTGATTAGTGGAACCGCAATTAGAACTGGACATATGAGTCCTGACGGAACCATAAAATATGACCAAACTAAGGGGTAATGATTGTAGAGCGTAAGAGACACATAGCTAAAACCATCTCATATCGAATTATAAGTACTTTAATTGGATTTGGTTTAATGTGGTGGATAAGTGGTTCTATTAAGGTTGGCGCCGCGTTTGGGGTTGCTGAATTGGTCTATAAACCCGTTCAATATTATCTTCACGAGAGGATATGGTATAGATGGATTAAATACGGATTAAAAGATAAAAAATAGATATTTATATAGAAATAAGAAAATAATATGAGAGCAGTAATAGTTGGTTTAGATTTTGTCTACGATTCAGCGGGTGATTTAAGACCTATTGAGATGAATACGAATATCGGATATCCCATACAAAAAATAGAAAATGATAATGAAGTATTTGATATGACAGATTTTCAGAATTTTGTCACCTCAAATTTGTTTACGAAGATAACATATATAGGGGCGAACGTTAAAATTAAAGAACAAATTCAAAACGTAGCAACAAATTTATCTTTGGAATTTGAAACAATTGGTACCACTCCAACTTCAATAACAATTCCATATATTGAAGATAGTACAACACATTTAATTGTGAGGACCTCATTTGACACCACGGCTATATTGGATAGTTCTTATTGTGCAAATAAAATTGAATATTTAAATTTGATTAAGGATAGTGAATTTGGTTCGGAATTCGCTTATTTAAATGAAGAAGATGTTCTAATAAATAATATAACAAACATCCAAGACAATGGGATACATCCTAATTTTATTTTAAAAGCCGTAAAACCTGCTTATAATAAGGAAGTCTATCCTAAGTTTTATAAGGTGACAAATCAAACAGAATTGGACCTCGTTTTACAAAACGTTACTAAAGATTATTTTTTAATGCCGTATTATTTTAACGAATCAAAAGTTCATTCTAATAGGGTAACTAAGATTAGAAAAATAAGTATGTTATTCCCCCCAAATTTAGAATCAATTCATATAGGGTCTTACACTGATATATCAATTCAAAAATTAACAAATAATATTATCTATAATGAAGAAACTTTTGAAATTGATAGACTTTACAGAAAGATTTATTATACCACAGACTTTACATTAAATCAACCAAAATTATTGGATGACGACTATGTTATTATGGCCGACGGTACAACAAAAAGTGGATTAGATTTACAGGTGGGAGACCTTCTTAGAACCATTGACATCCCTAATGCCGACAATATCGACGCCATAAACGTTTTAGCGAACTATCAAATCGATATGCAAACGTTTCTAGATGGTGTAATTTATAGTACAAATAAAGTTACCACTAAAAACAGAATAGATATTACTGTGGAGATTGCCGAAATAACATTTACCGATGGAACAAACTGGTTTGACACTATTAGTTCGAGTTATTTAATTTACGAAAATAATGAAATAAAATTTGTTAAAATAATGGATTTTATTCCTGGAAATGTTGTTTTACTTATAGACACATCAGAATATGAAAACGTACAAATCGTAGAAAAAACCGTTCAATCAATTAATATTGTGGATCAAGAATTTTCAGGATGGACAATTGGTGTAGAAAGAGCTCATCTATTTTTAACATCGACAGGTAACCCAACCATTTCAGATGTATCTTACTTTGCGGCTGTTGAACATAATAACTTCGAGTGCTTCGGCACACCATATGGTGGACAAGGTAGTTGTAATAAGGGACAATGTTGTAATAATGGTATTTGTAATTACTGCGCTTAAAAAATTAAAAATATGACAAATCAAGAAAAACAACTTACAGATTCTATAGTTACTACAATAGGAAATCTAATAGTACAAGATAACAGTTAATAATGATTAACATTAAGGAGATAATTGATGCGTGGGTTGTTAGTTATAACCCCAATGAAAATCAATTGAACAAATCAATCGAAAGAGGTGGGGTATGTGATGTATGTCCATCAAAAAAAGTAATTACTAAAAAACTAAAACTTGCCACAATATGTGGTGAATGTGGTTGTCCAATATCCAAAAAAATTTTTAGTCTGGAATTTAATCCCTGCCCATTGGGAAAATGGGAAGTAATCGATAAAAAATATAAAATGGAGGAAAAAACTAATAAAACATTTATCTAGTTTATTATGTCCATATGTATAAATAACAATTTAATTTGGGTATCTGTTCCGAGGTGTGCTAGTACGTCAATCGAAAATTCAATTCTTAATTCTTCACTTACAATTAATCATCACAATTTTGGAGTAGATATAGAGTATCCAAAACATATACACGTTAAGTTATCTGACCTATATGTAAATTTTGGAAAAATGGAAACTGTAGTTATTAAAAGAAATTATTTTGATAGGTGGATAAGTGCACTACAACATAGTTGGTATATGTACGAAATTAATGGTAATGAAATGTCCGTAAAGTGGGAGGATGTTGATAACGATTTTATATATAATAATTTTACTAATGATTATGTAGATTCAATTTATTCGATTGGGGAAATGAAAACCGACTTAACGAAATATGAAGAAATAATTAAAATGAGGGAGTTTAACAAATCAATAATATATAAATTTGTGAAAAATATACCTAAAAATATAGACTATACTTTTAATCCACTTATACTGTTACTATCTCAATCATATTGGGTCGATAATAATAAATGTACCTATGAATTTAATATCGATGAAATCGATAAATTTGAAGAGTTTATGTGTAACAAATATGAAATTGATTTCAAGGTAGGTAGAATAAATAAAAGCAACCCAATAAAAAACAACATCGTAAAAGATGATAAGTTAAAAAAATGGGTGTTCGATAACTTTGAAAAAAGATTCGAACCAAGAAATCAATTAATTTAAACAATGGTTGATTTAAAAAATTACACGTGTAATGTGCCATTTAATTCATTAGAAATACATAATAATGTTTGTTTTGTGTGTTGCCCATCCTGGTTACCAAACAAAGTGGAATTATCTGAAATACCGTTAAAAGATGTTTACAACAGTGAACCAATAATTAACATTAGAAATTCAATATTAGATGGTTCGTTTAAGTATTGTAGTAAAGAGCTTTGTCCTTATTTAAGTAAATTAGTAAACTACGGTGTAACATCTGGACCAGTAACACTAAAATCAAATTCAACCATTGTTGACCCAATAGTAAAGAATAATACACCAGATAATATAGTGATGAATTTTGATAGGACTTGTAATTACAAATGTCCTTCTTGTAGGGTAGATTTAATTGTTGAAGACAGTAAAGGTATAAAACGAGTAGAGAAAACAATTGAAGACATTGACACTTACTTTTCACAATACGTAAAAACATTATACATCACCGGTTCCGGGGATCCATTTGTATCAGTTGGATTTAGGAATTATCTTAGAAACTTCAACCCCAAAAAATATCCAAATCTAAAATCAATACACTTACACACTAACGCATCAATGTGGAATAAAGAAATGTGGGATAGTATGTCTAACATACACAAATATGTTCACACTTGTGAAATCAGTATAGATGCGGGAACAAAAGACACGTATGAAAATAAAACTAGATTAGGTGGTAAATGGGATAATCTAATAGATAATTTAAAATTCATAAGTACGTTACCTATAAATGTAAAAACATCCTTTGTTGTTCAAGATTCTAACTATATGGAAATGGAAGAATTTTATAACTTGATGTATTCCATTTTTGGTGAGAAAGTAAATGTGTTCTTTGGTAAAATAACTAATTGGGGAACATTTTCTGAAGGTGAATTTAAATTAAAGCAAGTATGGGACGATGAACACCCTGAACATCATTTATTTAAAAAAGAGTTAAATAGAATATGGAAAAATCAAAACCTTTTTCATAACCTATATGAGTTTATAGATAATACAGATAAAACATTGATATAGATGAGAATTTTAATACTATCACATACAAGATGTGGTTCTACTACATTATGTAAATGGATATCGAAAGAATTAGATATTGAATTAGATGCAACACATTATGATTTTAAACAATTTAATTCTGTATTTGAAAAAAATAATATAATTAGAAAAATTGTTATTGAAGAATATAACCCATCAAATGAAGTTATTGAAAAATTTGATAAGGTTATTTGTTTGAGTAGAGAAAATGATATTGACAGTGCCATAAGTTTTATTAATGCAGATAATAAAGGAAGGTGGCACGAGACATATGAGATAACAAATGAGTGGATTGATGACAATAAAAATAAAATAATAGAAATGGTTTACAAATATGAACATTTAAAAAACCGTTTAAAAAATAAAAATTTATTTCAAACAACATATGAAAACATATACGTTAATAAAACAGATGTTAATAAGGTAATTAGTTATTTAAATATTGAAAATCCAAAACATTTGGATATGATTGATTATGATAAAAAATATAGAAAAGACACATATACTTTAACGTATGATTTTAAAAGAAAAAATATTATTTAGTAAAGAGGAGTGTGAATCTATAATATTATATAACGACACTCACATTACAAATTGGATAATGGGCGATAGAAAATTCAATTCACAACCAATTAGATATTCGTTGGAAACCAAATGGTTGTTTGATAAACTTAAAACATTTTTTGAAGAAGAATCAAACATACAAATAAAAAGAAATAAAGAAGTCATTCATTTTCATAAATTTACAAAAGGTGATTGGTTTGGAAAACACAACGACATTCGAGAAAATAGGCTATATGCTGTGGGAGTCTTATTAAGTGACGATTTTGAGGGTGGAGACTTTAAGTTGTATAACCCAAATGAAATCGTATTAAATAAAGTGATGGGGAATACATATTTATTTGATACAAGAATAGACCACGAAATAACAACAATTTTAAAAGGAGAACGATACTCTTTATTATGGTTTTTACAAAACGAACACATAAATCCATTGGAAATAAATAAATTGATATGAAATCTTTACAATATTGGAATCCAGAAGGATTTGAAATATCATCTTATAGATATTCATTAAAAGAAAGAGTAAATCAAACTTACACAACTTCTGGTGGTGATAGCACTGGTAAATGTGTATACACATATAATGAATTGGGGTTTAGAGGTGACAGTATAAAAAAAGAAGGGTTTAAGGTAATGTCATTAGGTTGTTCAATCACTGAAGGTGTTGGTGTAAATGATGATGAAACTTGGCCCGCTCAATTTTGTAGTCATATTGAAAATGGTGTAAATTTTAATTTTGGAACAGGAGGAAGGAGTAATGATTTTATAAGTAGGTGTTTAATGAGTTATTATGATTTAATTAAACCAGATTTAGTTTTAATAATGTATACATTCCCACATAGGAGAGAAATTTATACTGAAGATAATAGTATCGAACCATATATACCAACCAAATCCTGGGGAAAATTATCGGAAACGGAAGACGGTAAAATAATTCAAAGTAGTATGGACGCATTACAAAATAAAAATGCCGATTTTGTAAATTGGTATAAAAATCATATGTTAATAAAGTTATTTTTAGAGTCAAAAAAATGTAATTGGTTATGGGATGGTAAACATTTACTAACGGATTATAAGGAGTTTAATAGATTTACAGCATTAGATAAGTTTAAAATGGACTTAGGTTCAGATAATTTACATCCTGGTATTGAACATCATAAACACTATGGTAGAGTATTATTCGATTATATATATAAAAATTTCAGAGAATACCTACCATTGGGATTAACACAACCCAAAAAGGCGTTAATTTAATTAAGTCACAATATAAAATATAAAGTATTTATCTATTGTATAACACACATTTAGATGAATATATTTGACGCACACATATCTGGATCGCTATCGGTATCGAGTTCAGCTGAAATCTCAGGAGACTTAACCGTATTAGGAAACATAAATGCGACGGTTAGTGGAACATCCACGAATGCGTTAACCGCATCCGAAGCCCCAAAATACACCTTAACCTCAAGTTTTCACCAATTCACCTCATCGTACACTACAGGATCCTTCACTGGTTCCTTCAAGGGTGACGGTACAAATCTATATAATATTCCAGCAAGTGGGGTTACGGGTCTTAATTTAACTCAAATTGCTGATGGGGTTGCCACAGCATCCATTTCAAATTCGAATGGATTAAGGGTTAATTCAAATACAGAAATTACGGGAGCACTTACCATTTCGGGATCAATAACTTTAAATGGTGTCCCTGTTGGTACAGGAAAGTTGGATGAAACAACATTTCAATCATATACAAGTTCAAATGATTCAACTAACACCACACAAAATAGTAGATTAACATCTATTGAGGGAGTTACAGGTTCTGTTAGTTTGTTAAACACCTACACTGGTAGTAATAATACGGTAATCGGAACTTTACAAACATCGACAGGTTCTTTAAATACATTCACATCGAGTGCTTCAGGTAGATTGACATCACTTGAATCGGATAGTTCTTCAATAAGAACAGATTTTAATTCTTTTACAAGTTCAAACAATACAGTAGAAACAACTCAGAATGGTAGGTTGACTTCTATCGAAGGAGTGACGGGGTCTATTGGTTCATTGAATACCTACACAGGTTCTAATAACACGATAATTGGAACACTACAAACATCAACAAGTAGTTTAAATACATTTACTAGTTCTATTGATACCACAATTAAAAATAAACTTAACACGGAAACAGTTATATCTGGAAGTGATCAAGTTTTAATAACAGGTACCACAGGATATTCAACATTCAGCTCAAGTGTATCCACAAGTATAGGTTCATTATCTAGCTCTGTTGCAACCACAACAAGTGGGTTGAGTTCTAGTATTGGTTCGTTAAGTTCTAGTGTCGAAACAACAACTAGTGGATTAAGTTCCTCCATTGGAAGTTTAAGTTCAAGCGTTGCAACAACTACATCAGGATTAAGTTCCTCATTGTCTAGTTCAATTGGAAGTTTATCTTCTTCAGTTGCAACTACAACATTAGGATTAAGTTCTTCTTTAACAAGTAGTATTGGAAGTTTATCTTCAAGTGTTGCAACAACAACAAGTGGATTAAGTTCTAGTATTGGGAGTTTATCATCATCAGTTGCAACAACAACAAGCGGATTAAGTTCTAGTATTGGATCATTAAGTTCTTCAATTGCTACCACAACATTAAATCAAAGCAATAGGTTAGATTCGATTGAAGGTAAAAGTGGTAGTTACGCAACCACCGGTTCTAACACATTCAAAGGCTTACAAACAATTAGTGGTTCGGTAATAATTACTGAAAACTTAACAGTTTTTGGTTCCTCATCTATAACATATGTGACATCATCTCAATTAAGAGTTGAGGATAATATTATTACAGTAAACACAGCGAGTCCAGGTTCTAGATTTGGTGGATTAGAAGTTCACGATTCGGGTTCGGTTGGAATCGCGACAGGATCTTTATTATGGGACTCAGTTAATAATAGGTGGGTTTATCAAAACTCAAGTGAGGCTTCGTATGGTGGTGGTGTTATATTATCTGGACCTCGTAGCTCTGGTTCATTAGGAAGTGAATTAACATTAACAAGTGGTAGAATTGCAAAATCTGCCGGAGGAGATCACTTAAATGATTCAAACATAACAGATGACGGTACAACCGTTACTGTTTTATCTAACACCGTTATTAATGGTACAATTGTTTCAACAGGAACAACAATAGTTTCTGGTTCATCACAAATAGCACATAACTCAACAACAGGGTATGATACAAATAGACATATCGATCACACAGCGGTATCAATTACTGCAGGTAATGGTTTAAGTGGTGGCGGTGACATATCCGCAACAAGAACAGTTAGTCTTGACACAACATCAGCAACATTTACAAGTGGTGTAAAAAGTAAAATGAATGCGGATGGTGTTGTATCTGGATCTAGTCAAATTACATATGGTAGTTTATCGAGTATTCCATCTGGTATAGTGTCGGGCTCGTCTCAAATAACATTCGGATCAATTGGTAGTATACCGTCTGGTTTGGTATCGGGTAGTGCACAAATTACCTTAAGTTCAACAATAGGATATGGTTCAGTTATAAACCAAGCAGTATTAACAACTAGTACACCAACATTCTCAACAGTAAGTGCAACAACGTTCACAGGCGCATTAAGTGGTAATGCAACAACAGCAACTACGGCGGGCGCGTTGACATCAATGAACATTTCACAGTTCACAAATAACAGTGCTTATTTAACAGGTATAACGAGCGGTAACGTAACAACGGCTTTAGGATTTACACCATACAACGCAACTAACCCATCTGGTTACATTTCAAGTATAACTAGTGGTAACGTTACAACCGCATTAGGTTACACTCCATACAACGCAACCAATCCATCAGGGTATATCTCAAGTATAACCAGTGGTAATGTAACAACAGCTTTAGGATTTACTCCGTATAATGCAACTAACCCATCGGGTTATATTACAGGTATATCATTTGCTAACGTTTCATCAAAACCAACAACACTTAGTGGATATGGAATTACTGATTCTGTAAAATCTAATGGTACAATAACTGGTAATATAGATTCTGATTGGGGAGAAAGTTTTACAACATTTGACCCAGTACCTTCAGGTACACCACCGTTATCATCACCAAATATAAGAACTGTTAATATTGGTAATAACTTTGATAGAAGAACACAATTAGCGTTTGATTACGCTTCGGACGTTGCGTATTTTAGAAGAAGAAATGATAGTGGATGGCAAACTTGGAGAGAGTTTATACATAGTGGTAATATTGGTTCACAAACGGTAGCGACAGCGGGAGCATTAAGTTCAATGAACATTTCACAGTTCACAAATAATAGTGCTTATTTAACAGGTATAACTAGCGGCAACGTTACAACCGCATTAGGTTACACTCCATACAACGCAACGAACCCATCTGGTTACATTTCAAGTATAACGAGTGGTAATGTAACAACGGCACTTGGATTTACCCCATACAATGCAACTAACCCATCGGGATATATTTCGAGTATAACCAGTGGTAACGTTACAACAGCGTTAGGTTATACACCATATAACGCAACGAATCCAAACGGATACATCACAGGTATATCTTTCGCAAACGTTTCATCAAAACCAACAACAATAAGTGGTTATGGAATAACAGATGCAATTACCACGGGTAACATTGGTTCACAATCTGTGTCATATGCTTCAACTGCAGGTACTGCAGGTAACATAACAGCATATACGATTAACCAAAGTGTTGGTACGGGTAACTCACCAACATTTGTTGATTTATATGCTAGAAGTCATTTTATACAAAGAAGTGCCAATACAACTCACGGTATTAATTGGTATTCAAGTGGTTATACGGCGTGGTGTCAATATATGGCAGCAGTAAACGTTGCCAGTACTGGACCAACGGGTAATATTACCTCACCTGCAGCTGGTAATTTTGTAACATCGTGGGCACTTCGTAGTTTCATTGAAAACTCTAGCGGTTATGGTTGGACTTGGGAAGCGGGAACATCAACAGGTCAACCATCCATTGTTGCTGAAATGAGTTCAGCAACTGGTAACTTCTATACCAAAGGTAGTATAACGGTTGGTGGTATTTTTACTGAAAATTCATCCATTCGATATAAAACAAATATTGAAACAATTAAATACGGTTTAGATAAGATACTTCAAATGAGAGGTGTAACATACACAAGAAAAGATAGTGGTAATATTGAGGCGGGTGTGATTGCGGAAGAAATGTATGATGTAACACCATTAGTTGTTCTTAAAAATAAAGATGGTGAAGTTGATTCAGTTTCTTACGGTAGAATAAATGCATATCTTATTGAGGCAGTTAAAGAATTAAAGCAAGAAATAAACGAACAGAACTTGATTATAACAGAATTAAAAGGTAAATTAGGACTGTAATATGAAAGTAAACGGAGATGTAAATTTTACGGGAAATCTAACAGTACAAGGTAGAGATATTAAAAGTGTTTTAGATAGTCACTACGAATTAGGATTAGTTCTTATTCGTGGTTTGATTGGTGGTGGTTATGTTGGTGCTTCAGTATGGAATACCATAACATTATTAAGTTATGCGACAGATGCTTGGGCAACTTCATCTAATATATTAACATTCACAACCAATTACGGAGGATGGGCTTCAGCACATACATTCGGTTATGTTTTTCAAGGAAATGCATCCACAGTTAATAAAGTAATGTTTGCCAATGAGACAGTTACAACAACCGCAGCAAGAACAAATGGTAGTTATTCACCATCATTGATTCAACAAGGTGTTGGATTTGAAACAACGGGAGTACCATATGGAAGATATGCATACACTTGTGGAAACTCATCAACTAGTTATGATAAATTAGATTTTACAACAGATTCAATGACCGCAAGGTCGGATGGTAACATAGGTCAAGCATCTCACGCTTACGGTTGGTTTGATAAAGAGTATGGTTGGAACTTTGCATCGTTAAATAATTACACTAAAATATTTCCATTTGCATCCGAAACTTGGTCAACACTTTCAACAGTTAGTGGACCAATTACTATGGGTATGCCACAAGGACAATTAGAGAAAGGTCTTAATACTAAAAAAGGTAAGGCGTATGTTGCGGGTAATAGTGGTTGGTATAATAATACAATATTCCAATTTAGAAATAGTATATCAACGTGGACTGTAAATTTTGGAAGTCAAACACAACCCAACTGTGAACACGCAGGAACTATGGGACAGAATCACGGTTATTTAGCTGGTGGATATCAAGGTACCTATAGTCAAAATGCGCATAGTGACAAAGTGTTTCACAATACAGATACGGTCGTTCAAATTGCGGACGCGCCAAGATCATTAAGTTCAGCATCTCCAATGTGGAGTCCAATTTAATAATATGAAAGTATACGGACAAATAAATTATACGGGAACAATGAAATACAATGGTTCAGCTTTGAACCTTGAATACATTGCCGATGATTATAAGAATGGTTTATCCTTAACTAAAGGATATATCGGTGGTGGTTATATTGGTTCTTCAGTTTGGTCAGTTGTAACAACAATACAAAATGCAACAGATGCTTGGGGAACATCTGCAAACGCATCGTTACGATCAAGTTTATATTATGGAGGTTGGGCAAGTTCACACACAAACGGATATATGTTTTGGTGCGGTGGAGATGTAATAAATCAAAAAATGGCATTTAGTACTGAAGTATGTACTAACATCAATAATAGAAACTACGCAAGTGCTAATAGTTCATCACAAATACAACACGGTATTGGTTACAACACCGACGGTTCTTTTTTTGGGACTAGAGCATATACCTTAGCAAACGCAAATAGTACTAACTACGATAAATTAAACTTCGCGGCAGATACTTGGGTGGCAGCTAGTGATGGTAGTATTGCAACTGGAACCGCATATACACAAGCTTGGTTTGATAAATTAGCGGGATTTAGTTTGGGTAATGATGGTGTGACTAGAAGATATCCATACGCAACTGAAACTTGGGGATCTATATCTTGTTCACCTAACTATACAACATCTTTAGGTGCTTGGGGTAAAGGACTACCAACAAAAGATGCTAAATCATATGTTATTGGGGATAATGTAACCTATCCATTTATGAAATTTATGCACATAACATATTCATATCAAACAAATCCATATAACCAAACTTTAGCTAATGGTGAACAATCACCAGTTATGGGTCAGAATCACGGATATTGGGCGGGAGGATATAATGGAGCACAAAATGCACACACAGATAGGGTGGAATACCCAACAGATACGGTTATACAAATACCAGACGCACCAAGGTCATTAAGTTCAGGATCACCAATGTGGAGTGGTTATTAATTATAGAATATGCAAGTAACAGGTAATATAGAATTATTTGACAAAGGACGAGGTTGGAGACAACCATCAACTTATCACATACGTGGAACGTTGTCAGGCACTAATAGTACAATTTTTAGTTCTGGTAGTGGATATACAACAGTTGTATATGATTATACCTTTGCAGCTGGTGAAGATTTTATTATTATTGCATATTGGGCTCACAACTATAGAGGTACTGGATTTGTTTATGGACCAACCGTTAATCATACAGATTTTAATGGATATTCAGCTGATGGTAATGGACCTTACGCGGGAGCGTTAAACACATCTGGATTTCCGAATGGATATAGTGCAACGTTCTTTGGACAATATCACGCACCTATCGGTAGTGGTGGTGCTGCTACAACAGGTTATTGGTTTAAATGGCAAAGAAGTGGAAACACTTTAACATTACAGTATGCTACAGATGGACCTGGTGGACCTTGGACAAATTTCACTAATTCATCTTCAACAACAATCGCATCAACAGATGCTGTTTGTATTGTTGTGGGTGAGGCTGGAGATACCGAAGTTCAACCACTTAGAATTGAATCACAGGCAGCAACTCTTAAACATAACGATAGACCAGTTTTTGCCTTTCTAACAAACACATACAGATTTGATTTAAATTTAGTAAGGGGATACGTTGGGGGTGGTTATATTGGCAGTACTTTATATAGTAACATTCTTAGATTATTATATGCAACAGATAGTTGGTCATATATGGCATCTTCATTAAACAAAGCAATTAAATATGCTGGATGGGCAAGTGCAATGTCAAATGGATACACTTACCATAATGTACAAAATGGTGACACAACAAATGATAGAGTAAACTTTGCTACCGATACAGTACAAGCAATTGCCGCTAGACCCAACGGTGCTGGAGGTTCTCCATCATCTTGTCAACACGGTATTGGTTACTTACCATCCGCATTACCTTCAGCTCAAGGTGGAACATATAATACTTTAGCATCTTATGGAACTAAAGGATTTGAAGTTGGTAAGGGTACCACTTATATGGACATATTATTGTTTGCATCTGAAACTTGGACATCTACAACAGGTGCACCTGTTGGACAATACGCTGTTGGCTGGTTTGATAAAGACTATAGTTTTCAATTTGCTTCAGCGTATGGAGGTTCAACAACCGTAACCAATAAAATGCCACACTCAACTGAAGTTTGGACAACTGTATCAACAAATAGTAATCCAGGAGCGTTAGGTATGCCAGGAAGCGGAGCGGAAAAGGGTGTTAATTCAAAACAAGATAAATTTTATTTAGCGGGTAATTGGGGTGGTACTTATTGTACCACTTCTGATGGAAATAGAATATTTAAATTCGTAAACACTACATCAACTTGGACTATCAATAGTGGTTCACAAACAAGATGGAATAACGAACACGCGGGACTTATGGGAATGAACTGGGGTTATTTTGCGGGTGGTTACAGTTGTACCGATGGTCAAAACGCACACTCAGATAAAATTAACTATAATATTGACACTATAGTTCAAATTACCGATGCACCTCGCTCAGCATCATCTGGTTCAGGAATGTGGGCATCATTTTAATATTCATTTGACAATGTCAAATTATTTACTTATATTATAAAAAACAAAGAAATATGACAGAAGATAAATTACCGTTGGAATATAAAGACTTAAACTTTTCAATGAGTCAATTCCAAATTAAACATTTCGTTGTTGGGTCTCAACACAATAATTTTAGACAATTCAAACAGATTTTATTAGAAATGGAGGTTAGAATTACTAACCTTGAGCAAATTGGTTTGGATATGGAGAAAAATCGTTTAGAAAGGAATTTAGTGATGGAAAAATTTTTATCAGAAACTTCAGAGGCTCAAAAGGCGTTGTATCAACACGAAATTAAGAAATTAGATATCGGATATGAAAATGGAAACAGAAGTATGGAAAGAACCAAAGGGGAACTTTCGTATCTTGAACAAATTTTAGAAGAGTTTAGATCTAAAATTGATGTAAAGGAGTTGATGGAAAATCAAGAAGTATATGAAACTGATTATTGGATTAAAAGGTTGGCAAACCAAGCGGCGTTAGAATTACTAACAGTTGGTCGTATTGGTGTTGGTAATTTAGAGGCGTTAATGCAAATGGGTGATACCAATTTTAGGAAAGCGTTAGTTGAGGCAACTAAAATTACAAACGAAGTAAAAGGACAAGTAAAATATTTAGATATGATAGGGGATCAAGAACTCCTAGAAAATAACCAAAGAAAAGAAATAGATTTTAAACAAGAGTAAAATGGACTACATAGCATACAGAATACCACAGGGTGAAGGTCATCCAATGATAAGTGGGTTGGAACAATTAAGATACGCAGAGAACTATTATTTCTGCACAGTACCTGATATAGCAAAAGTATCAACTGGACTAATTCAAAAATATGGTATCGTTTTATGTAATGAACAAGTAATAAATGGACTTCTTTATTTTATTGCAACTAAAGAAAGTGCCAAACTTTATAAGAATTATTCAGGAGGTCAATCTGCTGAATTCTTCGATGAAGATTTTGATGCAAACAAAGGTATTCGTATCAAGAGACCAATGGTCGATAGTGAAGTTACTGATAGATATGAAGCAATTCGTTGGGTTAGAATAAGAATGGTTAAAGATTACTACAAACAAAAGTTTGAAACTTTATCAATCAATAAGACCCCACAAGAAAGAGCAACTTGGGATTCACAAGTTAGTGAAGCTAAAGATTATACCGAAGACCCAACATCACCAACACCAACATTAAGTTTAATTGCGGATGCAAGAGGTGTTTCGGTTTCGGAATTAGTTCCGTCAGTATTGGTGGCTTATGAGAATTATAAATTACAAATTGCTCAAATGTTTTCTGAAGAGGAATCATATGTTACCCAATTAAAAAATACGGAAGGTGATGATATTTTAAATGTCGTTTTACCTGTGGAAAGAACAATTATACCTGGAGACTCAAGATTCGACGCAGTACCTGCACCTGAAGCTTAAAAAAAACATTTTATGGAAATTAAAAAAATTGTAATCGTTGGTGGCGGTACAGCTGGCATAATGACAGCAGCATTATTGTCTAAAGTATTTAAAGAAAAATTAGACATCACAGTAATTCACTCAAATAAAATTGGTGCAATTGGTGTTGGTGAAAGTTCAACGGCTAGTCTTCATTCTTATATGAAATTTATAGGACTTAAAGAAGAAGATTGGATGAATGAATCGTCTGCAACATATAAGTACGGAGGTAAGTTTATGAATTGGTCTAGTACTGGTGAACATATGGTTCGTGTTGAGAATGAATCTAAATTATTTGTTAATAAAAACACAAACTTACTACAACACCTTGTATCGAAATATAAAGACGACTCAAAAAAATTAGATGAGTTATTTATATCTTCTAAATTATGTGATAATAATCTTTGTCCAAAAATTGATGATGATTTAACTTATCTACCAACTTACGAAGATATTGAGAGTGTTTACAGTTATAATTTCGACGCAATTAAATTTGCTGAAGTTATTAAAAATAAAGTATGTATACCTAATGGTGTTAAATTTGTTGAGGGTCAATTAAAACAAGTTAAACTAAATGACTTTGGTTATATTCAAGACATTAAATTATGGGATCAACAAAAATTTGCGGCTGATTTGTTTATTGATTGTTCTGGGTTCAAAGGTGTATTAATTGAATCAGTTATGAATGAACCATTCATTTCATTTAGTGATTCATTATTTTGTGATAAAGCCATTGCGGCACCAATCCCATATAAAGATAAGAAATCAGAAATGGAACCATATTCGAGACTTTACACAATGAATAGTGGTTGGTTATGGAAAACACCCATCTTCGATAGAATAGGTTCTGGGTATGTGTACTCATCAAAACATATTAGTGATGAGGATGCGGAAAAAGAATATAGAGAATTTCACGGAGGATACGATGGTAAGGTTATAAAAATTAATATGAGAATTGGTACTCGTGAAAAAGTAGCAGTTAAAAATGTAGTTGCTTGTGGATTAGCTGGTGGTTTTGCGGAACCAATGGAGTCGACAGGTATTTCAACGTTTCAAGGTATAATGGCAACATTAGCAACGGAATTAGAAAAAAATAATCTTAACTACACATCATCAACAATTGATGCAATCAATAAAGATAACATCGATATGATGATTGATATTAGAGATTTCATTCAGGCACATTATTTATTATGTAATAGGAACGATACTCAATTTTGGAAAGACGTAAAAGAGAAATCATTTGTACCTGACACATTAAAACAAAAGTTACATATTATGTCAATACAACCACCTGAACAATTGTTTAGAGGTCGTATATTTGGTGGAGTTAATTGGTTCCAATGGTTATGGGCTATGGGGTTCTATAAAAATAGTAGATTTAAATTAAATCCAAAATACGATAAGTTTTGTGATATGAAAATGGAGATTATCCGCAAGGAAGCAGAACTGTTAGTTGACCAATTACCTAACCACTATGAATACCTTAAAAAATTCTATGGACGAGATTAAAGAATTAAAAGAACGTATTCAATTTTTAGAAGAGAAATATAATGATTTGGTTAATAGAATAACTGAATCCACTTGCCAATGTAAAAAACCAATGTGGATGCACTTTCAAAAACCTGAGAAAGAATTTAAAGAAGAACTTTTAAATAAAATAAAATGATATACATCTTAACATATTTCACATTTATTAGTCTATTGTTTGGACTAATTGGATACAAAAAGATTTGGAATAAAATTTTAATGTACACCGATAAAGAATATTGGACAAACTACAACACAATTGAATGTTCGGCTTGGATGGCTAAAGCTGCAATCATTGTACCAGGTTTGGTGTTTGGTAAAGAAATTTGGTGGTTACATTTTTTAACTCTTTTAACATCATCTCTTTTAATTTGGGCTAGTATGAGGAAATCACTCCCAACCCTTATTGTTTTTAACACAATATGGATAATAATTTCATTAACAATAATTTTAAAACATATAGTATGAGTTTATTTAAGTTAGGTGACGCCTCACCGTCAGCAAGAATGACGTTCCTATCAATAGGAGTCGTTGTATTTATTGCCAATTGTTTGGCGGGATTTGATAACATTAGTTGGGTACATTGGTTACCGCCTGTATTATTACCTTTGGCCGCACTAACAGGTGTTTGTCCATTTAAAATAATTTGGGAAAAATTAGGATTTAAGAAGTAAAAATAGGGGGTTTAGAGATAAACCCCTTTTTATTTTCATCTTTTTTAGTTATATTACATCAATAATAAACTTTTCTTAAACAAAAACAAAATGAGAAAAACAATCACAATGCTATCGCTAATGTTAGCACTATTGTTTACTACCACTATGTCATTTGGACAATACAGTAGTAGTGCAATTCAGAAAGGTTCAGAACAATCCTTAAAAGTTCAAACGGACACAGTCCCTAATCAATTACAAGAAATTGTTGTTACAGCAAAGAAGGTACCTTTAATGACCAAGGTAGGTCCTTATGGTCAACCACTTTGGACGACAATGAGAATGTTTGCATCCACTAGAGTTTATGTAATGAATCCACCAGGTACCGCAATGTACGAGAAGTGGTTTGACATTAGACAAAGAAGAAACGGACCAGCACAAATTAGAATGAGAGATGAATTCACATTCGGTTTAGGTAAGAGACTTCAATTAGACTTTTATTCTCACACAGTTTATGATGGTGAAAATGGTGACAAGGAATTTAAATGGAGAGGATTCTCTTGGGAGTTCCGTTACGCTCTTGCCGATTGGGGTAAAGTGTGGGGTAACCCAACATTATACTTCGAAACCAAAATGTTAGATGGTCGTTGGGGTATCGAACCAAAATTATTATTAGGTGATAGAATTGGTAAGAGTGGTATTTGGGGATTTAATGCAATTTACGAGGGTAACTTAGCTGGAACCAAAGAAGAACAAGAAAGAGAATACGCATACACCGCTTCATATGGTAATATTATCAACAATGATTTAACGTTAGGTGTGTCACATATGTTTAGATATAACGATTATAAGGGAGGTTTTCAAGAATGGTATATTGGACCACTTGTACAATATCGTTTCAACAACAAAGCATATTTAAACATTGAGCATATGCCAGGACTTAACCAAGACGCAAAATTATCAAGAACCACAATTATATTTGGATGGAGATTTTAATCAAAGGACAAGAGTTCCTTGTCTACTTAATATTCATAATGTTCGTAACAGGTATCCTCAAAGAAAGAGGATACCTTATGGATATCTTTAGATTACTAGAACAAAAAGTTAAATCTAAAAAGATGGTAGTATTCTTAGTATCACTATTTGGTGGTATTCTACCCATACCAGGTCGTGTTGCACTATCGGCATCTATGTTGAATAGTATTGCTCCGATTGATAATAAGAAACGTAAGAAGTTTGGTATCATCGATTACCTTGCAACTCATCATTACTATCTATGGTCACCATTAGAGAAAACAGTTATTATTCCTATGGCGGTGTTAGGGTTAACCTATATGCAGTTTATGTCATATATCTGGCCATTGTTATTGATTTCAGGATTATATATTAGTTATTATATCCTATCTATGGATGACGATGAAATAGATATCGAAGTAAGTGACGACCCAATTAATTGGAAGAATATTACTAATGTTGTTTTACCATTCTTAGGTACAATTATTATTAGTTGCTTCACCGATTATTATTTTGGAGCGTTTACAATATTTACACTCTATCTAGTCTATTATTCTAACAGTTGGACTAAGTTAATAAATTATATTAATTGGGAACTAATATGGATTGTTGCGTTAGTGATTATATTAGGTAACGTAGTTGGTTCTTATTATGGCGTTATGGAAGGTTATATAAAACAATATAACAAACCAGAATACATTTTAATAGTGTCGATGATATCTTTCTTATCTTCATTTTTATTAGGGTCTTCAGCAAAATATGCAAGTATTGTTAGTTTATTAACAAGTGTATTTGGTATGCATTATTTTGTATTGTTTTTCACTTTGGAATATTCCGCGTATTTGATATCGCCTTCACATAAATGTTTACCGATAGGTCAAAAGTATTTTCACACAGGATTTATGACATATCTTAAAGCATTAATAATTTGGATATCACTTATGATAACATACGCATTAATCACTATTCTATGAACATAGGAGAAAATTTTAAATTTTTGGGTACAATTAACCCACAACCATTAATTGATTCCTTAAGTAAAATTGAAGATGAGGATTGGGGTGCTGATACTTTTAGACAAGAAGCATATAGTAGATTCCATTCCGCAACCCAAGCCATTCAATTAATATATGATAAAGACTTTAGACACTTTAACGGAACTAAACACAAGTATTGGGATCTTCTTAATATGGAAGAATTATTGGAACCTGTTATGAAGGTCTTGGAAAAAGAATACGGTCCAGGTTATCTTGCTAGGGCTGTGTTCGTTAAACTATTTGCAGGTAAGAATGTTAATAGACATATAGACGTTGGTGGTTCTTACACCCTTAGTCATAGAGTTCACGTTGCATTGATTTCCGAGGAAGATAAGATTATCTACAATGTTAGGGATGAAGATAAGTTCTTTAAGGTTGGAGAGGTTTGGGAATTGAATGATATGGTTGAACACGAGGTTAGAAACCAAAGTCAATCAGATAGAATTAATTTAATAATGGACTATGCCGTTTTTGACGGTAAAGGATGGTGGTGGAAATAAGATTCACTTTTTGAAAAATAAAATATATATTATAAAAGAAAATTAAAAAATATGGAAAAAATCACATTAAAATTAGGGGACGTTCTACAATTAGAAAGCGAAATTAACGGGTATATCGAACCACAAACTGGAGAACAGGTGTTTGAGGGATTCAGTAAACAAAACCTTTCAATCATTTTGAAATACGAATTGAGTGACTTCTCAACAGAACTTAAAGGCGAGAGAACTAAGGTTGAAGCATTAAGAGATGAATTAATCAAAAAGTATGGAGAAGAAGATGGTAATGGTGGCGTCTTAGTAAAAATGTACAACGAAGTTAAGGACGATGAAGGTACCGTAACTGGTAAAGTTGTTAACCCTCAGTACATCGAATTTGATAATGAATATGGTGTACTTTTAAATCAAGAAATTGAAATTGAATATCCTGAAATTACCAAAGAAGATCTAAAGGAAGCGGGAAAAACAAAAGACAAATATCAAGTACTATTTAAGTTGATTAAGAAATAATAAAAAAGGGACTTATAGTCCCTTTTTTATTTCTATTAACATATTACCTATATTGTATTGTCCAGGTTCATAATGAGGTAATGACAACCTTAATCTATTCAAAGTATAAATGTCTTCATCTGTGAATGGTGCAGTTTCATAAACCATCACGTCAACGGTGTCAGTAAGGGTAAATTTCGACCTTAAATCGTAGCGTGTATTCTTTTGTTCATTCTCTATATAATCTTCAGGAATCACCCCTAAATCGATTTTATCAAAGTAAGGTTCTAATTGTACTAATTTCGATTTATCTCTAGTTGTCAAACCAATTGAAAAGGTATTATATTTGAAAATCTTATCTTCCCAATATCTTAATTCATTAAACGATGATATTGGAATACCCCACTTCCTAATAAAGTTTCTATTTGACGAAACTTCAATTTTAAACCTATCGGTCTTCATCTCGTCACTAAATCTAGATGTCTGCGAAACAAAATGATAGGTGATTGCACAGTCCGTAGTTTTAAGTTCGTAGCCTTTTAGTTTCGCACGAATTAAGAAATCATCATCCTCACAGAAACAAGGGACAAAACTAAAACCATCAAACCCGCCAATATCATCAAACATTTTCTTGGTCCCACTCATAAAGAAAACCGCACCATCGTAGATATTACATTTATCTTTATTGTCTTGAACGTATCGTTCAAATAAAGTATGGTCAAAATTATGAAACGATGACCCCATATCCATTAATACTTTACCAGGTCTTTTGTGTCCCTTAAAGATTGGAGGTTCAATTGTGGTGTACGATAATAAAGTATTTGGATTCTCATCTAATAATCTATCTAAGTTCTCTAAGAACTGTTCACCAATAACCATATCGTTATGTATCAACACTAATTTCTCAGTATCAACTAATTTAATTCCAGCATTGTAGGTATCGGAAAATGTCAATCTTTCATCGTCGTGAAAATATGACATATACTCATCATCTAAAGATTCTAACCATTCCTTTGTACCATCTAAAGATCCGCCACTACTAATAACTAACGGTACCTCTGGATATAACTTACGTAAATGATTATAACAATCCTTGGTTAAATCTAATTTATTTAATACCGCCAATACAAATGTTATATTCATTTATTAATTTCTTTATTTATAAAATCTAACGCTGACGCAATTACTTGATGCATATCATAATATTTGTACTCGGCTAACCTACCACCAAATAAAACACTATCACTTAATTTATTTGCCTCTTCTTTATACTTTGAATATATCTCAGTATTTGATTTATCATTCACAGGATAATATGGTTCGGTCTCACCTGCCTTATATGTGTGAGGATATTCCCACGAAACCCAAGTTGTTGGTGTGTCTGAACTTTCAAAATGTTTATGTTCAATAGTTCTAGTATGTACTATCTCTTCTTCAGTGTAGTTCATTACTGCTGTACCTTGATAGTTTGGTGTGTCAAAGTGTTTATGTTCGAACCTTGTTGTTTTATATTCTAATTCACCATACTTGTAATCAAAGAACCTATCAATAGGACCAGTGTATATTACTTTAGTATGTTCGGGTAATTCATCTTTGAAATAATCAACACCCAACCTAACTTCAATACCATCTAATAACTTTTCAAATATCTGTGTGTAACCACCAATTGGAATACCTTGATACTTGTCATTGAAGTAGTTACCATCAAATGTAAATCTAACAGGTAATCTAGTTATAATCTCTTTAGGTAATTCTTTAGGGTCTTTCTTCCATTGTTTGGTGGTATATCCTTTAATCAATTTCTCATACACATCCTTACCAACCAATTTAATTGCTTGTTCCTCTAAGTTAGTTGGTTCACCAATCTCTTTAGATTGATTCTCAATAACAAGTTTAGCTTGTTCAGGTGTGGTAACATTCCATAACTTATTAAATGTCCACATATTAAAAGGTAACGAATACAATTCATCTTTGTAATTGGCAACAGGATTCAGTCTGAAGTTATTGAATTCAACAAATTGATTAATCCATTTCCAAACTTCTTCATTTGATGTGTGAAATACGTGAGGACCATATGTGTGAACATTGATACCATCTTTATTTTCTGTGTGACAGTTACCACCTATATGATTTCTTGAATCAATCACTAAAACCTTCTTACCTGTTTTGTTAAGTTCGTGTGCACAGATACTACCGAAGAATCCAGAACCCACTATTAAGTAATCATATACCATAATCTTATTTTTTTATAACCCAAAAATTATTTTCCAATACTTCTAAAGTTAAATTTTGTTCTTTAACGAATCTGTCAATTGATTTCTTTACATCAATCCAACTAACATAATCATCCCCAAATATTATACCTCCCGCGTTTAATAAGGTAAAATAATTATTTACATCTTTATAAACATCTTCCTCCTCGTGAGAGGCGTCGATGTAAATTAAATCCGCGGTCAGTTTTATATCTCTAAAATATCTAAATCCATTTTCCGATGTATTTGGAAATGGTAAAATAGTATCTTGTAAACCATTGTGAATTACATTACTTAAAAATTGATAATAAATCTGAGGGTATCCGTGACGTAATAATAAATTACGTTCTTCTGTTTCCTTTAAACTTGACCAAAATTCAATTGCACCTAACCAAGTGTCCACACAATGTATTGTGGTACCTAATCCCAATTCCTTAGTTGTTTTACCCATATTAATTGCTGACTGTCCTTTCCAAGAACCAACTTCAATAATTGTTTTAGGTTTAATTTCTGTAATTAATTTAACAAAAACTTCACTATTCCCATTCCAACCAGATGTATCTTCGGGCAATAAAGTAAATTCATTGTAGATATTTTTATCAATTAAATTCATATATGTTTTAGAGCTATTTTATGTTCTTCAGGAATGAGTTCCTTTTTATTATGTTCCATAATAAAGAAATCCATTAATTTATTTTTATCTGTTGTTTTATTTTGAAAACCATTTGCACCACCCTCAATTTGGGTATTATTTATACGATGAATATTTCTTTCACACATTAATTCAAAATCAAAACGATGTAAGTGACACATTCTAAGGTTAAGTGTGTGGTTTGTGGTATGGTTAGTTATGTAATGAAATCCAACCACCCATTTTAAAGGTACTTTAGATAATAATGTTTTATGGTAAATTGCATCCTCGAACCAATAGTTTCTATTTTCAATAATTAAATCACCCTCTTCTAAAGACTTTTCTGTTTCTAAAATTTGTAATAAATCTCTACTAGTACAAGATTGAACAAGTAAATTATCATCGTTAATAAAATCAATTATAACTTCATTTAATGGTTTGTCAAGAGTATATATTATCTCATCTATTTCCACAAATAAAACCGATTCATAGTTCTCAAGTAATTTAACTTGGAAGTTTTCTACGGTATTAACTAACCATTGATGATCAAATGCCATTTCGTTAATAACTAAGTCAACATTAACATCTAATCCTTCAGTTGACCCATCATTCGATTGATGGTCTAAGATATAAATGTCTGAATTATCAAAGTACCTCTTATAATGTTTTAACCATATTGGTAAGAAGTAATTTTCATTTTTTACAATAGTAAAAACCGCACATTTCTTTTTAGTTGTGGACATATAAAAATTTTTCTATAAACTTTTGTTTACCGAAAGGATATTGTCTCAAGTATTCCTCAACAAACAAACCATCGGCGTTAGCTTCTGTCACATCCAATTCCATATCTTTAGCTAATCTTTTTTTAACCATAAAATTACCAATATCAATGTGACCTAATATTGGTTGAGATTTAATTGCAATGTAGTCTTTATTCACCCAATTATGAACCATATTACAATAAACAAATATGGTGTTCTGAGTTGCAACTTTTAAAAATTCCCCAACAAAAGTAGGAACGTAGTAGTTATCCTCTCCCGTCATAATAACCCACTCTTCTTTAGAGTTTTTTAATCCGTAATTTCTTGGGGTATGTCCCCAATCGTTATACCTTTTTTCTAAAATTGTGAATTTTATTTTATCACTATCCTTGTAAAAGTCCATTATCTTATCTAATGTTCCTTCGGGTGGACAATCGGCAACAACGTGTATATACCAATTTGGATTAGTTTGAGCAAATATTGAACTAATAATAGTCATTAAGTGATGTACCCTATTATAAGTCGGTATTATAAATTCAATCTTCATTTCTCTTTAATATAGTTAATCCGTTGTTATTTGTAAACCTTTCGTGGACTGACCAATGAGGGTTTTCAGATAAGAACTCCTCGATTGCGGGCCATAAACCAGGATGACCGTTTTCCCCTCTAGTTTCAAATATTGTGGTGTCGTGGAATCCAATATATTTTCTAGCTTTATTACCGTGTAGTGTTAATTCTGTTTTTAATTGTTGGTAAACGTGCCAAGTATCAATAAAAAGAAAATCAGTTTCATCAATTTCAATTACAGTAGTGTCACCTAATTGAAATTCAAAATCAACATTTTTTTCTTTGGCTAATTCAACTAAGTCTTCAACTTTAATTCCGTGTTTTTCAACGGGGTTAATGTCAATTGATATTAATTTTTTAGGTCCCCCCATCATAAAGGCGTAAGTTGATACCACCCATCTAACTCCCATTTCGGTAATGTGGTCACACTCCTCGGCGTATTTCTTTAATGTTGGTAAGTGTTCATTAATATCCGATGGAGTTGAACATCTCTGATTGTATATTTCTTCTAGTTTCATATTTTACTGTATAAGTTATTTTGTTGTTCTTGTTTAGATATGTCTTTGTAATGTTTAATACAATACGACTCTTCATCTGATGGTAGTAATGAATAGGACTTCGTTCCTACAATTCTTTCGTGAACTTTTCCCTGCCATTCCAAACCTTTCTTATATATTCTACCTTGAAAGTCTGGAAAGTTAATCCTACCTAAGTCATCAACTATCCATCCCCATCTATTAATATGATCCTGAGTTATTCCACTTACTATGTTTATTCTTGGTAGAAAAAATAACTCAACGTCCTTATTCATAGAAATGATTTCAGTAACGTTCTTTATCATATACTCACTTACCATCTCATCAGCATCTAATTGAAATATATAATCCCCAACACAATAAGAATTTAATTTATTCTTCCAATCGGCAAAGTTATAATCAAAATCAAAACCTCTCCAGGTTTGTACGTTAGGTTTGATATTAAAAGGCAATAAAAAATCTAACACTTCCTTGTCTCCATTTTTTTCATCAAACAAAACAACTATCTCATCTTGAGGTCGTTTATGTTCTAATAAGAATGGAACTAAATGTTTAATTTCGTTTATCTCTTTGGATACTGTTATAGCAAAACTTATTTTCATAAACTATCTACATAATTTTTTAATCTATTTTCTGGTGACCAACCTAAACGGTCGATTGCATCGTTATTTTCACGCAAAGTTATACGATAGTTACCCTTCTGATTCTCAATGTGTAACTTATCACACCCAAATTTTTCCTTAAACATTTCATAGACTTCAAGTATTGAATAATTGGTTCCAGTACCTAACTCCCAAGCGTCTTCGTGTTTTTCGTTACTCGTACCAACCCTATATAAACCATCAACTATATCAATAACGTGTGTGAAATCTCGTCTTTGATTACCGTCACCAACAATAGTAATTGGTTCCTTATTAATAACTTGTCTTCTCCATATACCAATAACTGCGGCCCAATCACCGTCAACAACTTCGTTAGGTCCGTAAACATTATAAAATCTAACAATTTCAATGTCTATATCATAAACCTTTCTGTACATTTTACAAATCTCTTCACCCATATGTTTGTAACAAGCGTATGGTGATTGAAATGGGTCGTGCCATCTTGACGACGAACCCGCATATACAACCTTAGCATTTATTTTCTTTGCAAATGAACAAACACTCTCGGTACCTATAGTATTAACTCTGAAAGTTTCTGTTGGATTTTTAAACGATGGTTGGATTCTACTTAGTCCCGCTAAATGATATATCATATCAAAGTCTTTATCCATCAAACCAATAGATTCTATATCTCCCGTATGATAGTTACACCCATCTACGTGATTGGACACTAACCCACTATCGTAGTTGTCAATAGATTCTACATTATGCCCTTCAAATAATAATCTCTTAATTAGATTAGTTCCTATAAATCCTGCTCCTCCTGTTACTAAAATTTTCATATTAGGCTCTTAATCCTCCGTTTATTTCTCTTGTTAATGTTCTTATTATATCTTCATCTATTGTTCTTGCAATTTCTGCTGACATTATTCTTGTTAGTTCCGCCTCAGCATCAATACCGTGGTTAGTAAATAAATTATCATTGAATTCAGGTGACCAAGTTGCGGTTAGTGTTGGTTTACTAATACCAACAAAGAAGGTAAACTTTCTCATTGTCTTTCTCTTGCAAATAATTTAAACTGTCTATGATTATCTGTGAACATAATATTAGCATCTGTTTGTGGACTTAATCGAATTTGACATTCATTAGGTCCTGTTGCAAATACTACGGGTTCATTATCACCAAACTGAAAACAAAATTCAACATTGTTAATCATTGTTGGTTGTCTTAATGTTAATAGTTGGGTGGGTTCCAAATGTGTAAACATATCTTGGTTACCTGTGAGAAATTTAAATGACATTAGTTAACTTTTGTGAGTTTTGGTAAAACCAATTTATGTTCTTTTGGTTGAATTGTATTTTGTTTTAAAATAGATTCAAACTTATTTTTCATATTATCCAACGTAAAGTTTTCAGAGTTAAACTCTCTAAGCAATTCAGACTTCTCCAAAAACTTATCATAATCTTTAATAACAATTTTCATCACTTCTGTAAACTCGTTATAATTGGCTGTGAACCATTTGGAACCCTTAATGATAAAATCATCTATCACACTTTCGTGTACTTCAGTTAATGAACCACCAACCATTATAGCTTTCTCCATAGGTAAGAAGTCTTTATGTCCAGACCAATTAGATGCTATCACAGGTTTACCCGTCATTGTAAATTCTAATAACGGTCTACCAAATCCTTCACCTTTTGTTATTGAAACCATTGCTTTTATTTTAGGATGATTATATAACTCATTCATTTCCTCATTGGTTAATTCACCAAACAAAAGATAAATTGATGGAGGAGTATCGGTTTTACTTAACTTAACAATATCCTCAATTTTCTTTCTAAAATCTTCTCTTTGTCTAACTGAGAAAGTTGCTGACGACGTTTTAAGAACTAACGCAGGTTTTACTTCTTCATCCTTAAATGCTTCAATGAAACATCTAATCAACATTCCAACATCTTTACGATCTTGACCAGTATCACCTTTCAACCAATGACCAACAAAAAGATACGCAAAATCTTCCGTAATATCGACATCGATACCTTTATATTTGTTATTATATATTGATGTATCAACACCTTCAAACAATACTGAAACGGGTTTTTCAATTCTAAATTGTTTAATTAATTTTCCAGTATTATTTTCTGTTTCATTATAAACTGTTTGTAATAAAACGTCTCTAGAAAATGTTGAAGTGGTTATGATGTGATCCATCCTATTACAACCATCCACCCAATTTTTAGGTGCCACAGTTGTTTCAATACCTGCGGTCACACCTATATTAAATTTACCAACTCTTTGAAATTCATTTGGTACGGTTACTTGTACATAAATCTCTGGTTGATCCGGTAAGTTGGTAATGATGTTTTCATTAATCCAATTATGGAATTCATTCCCTTCTTCTAATGCGGTTAATGGAGTACTTCCCCAAGAACAACTATCAATTTTAATATTAAACAAGTCCATCTTATAAAGTGATTCAAGTAAGTCTCTTGAATGTGCACCATATCCGCTTCTTGTTTTTACTGGTCCTCTAAATAATAAAAATGGTTTAATCATATTACTTTATATGTGTCGAATCTTTTTCTTGGTGTGAATTTTTCCATTGTGGTATCAATACCTTCAATCAGTTTATCACACATTATTTTATTTGATAGATTGTTAATCATAAACTCTCTACCTTTTAATCCTTTTTCTTTTCTCTTCTTTTTACTAAACTTATACATTTTCATAATAGCATCAGCAACTTCAATATCATTAACCCTATCATCAAAAATGTATGGTGTTGGTACTGAACCATTTAAGTTAATTGCCGATGGCCAAACAGGAATAACCCATTCACCGTGAGCTGTTTGACTTCTTTCTTCCTTACTATGTAAAGTACCGACACTAATATAATCATCGGCACTAAAATCAAATCCACATTGATCCTGTAACCCACCAGTAACATTTACAATGATTGGTGTTCCCGACATTAAAGATTCTGCCGTCGTTAAACCAAATCCTTCATTGTTTGCAATGTTAATTGTACAATCAACAATGTTATAGAATTCATTTAGCTTATCTTGTTCTAATTTAATACCCGTGAATCTAACATCATAAGGACAAAGGTCATTAATAACTGCAGGTAAGTCTGTACCATTCTCATCAACCGGAGATGTGTGCATTAGCAATAAACATTTTTCAGCCTTTTCTTTTGGTAATCTATCACAGAATAATTTAAATGAATAAATTACGTCACTTGGTTGTTTCCTTCTAATGTTTCTACTGTTGTAAAATAGAACAAAGTCATATTTCTTTTCTCCGTGAATAAATTTAGTTACTTCTTCACTGATAGTATCTAACGGTTTAAATAAATCTGGATTAATACCGTGAGGAACGTAACTTATCTGCCAATCTTCCAAAGGTTTAAATGTAACCTTATCGGTTCTTTTACTAACACGATGAATAATACCGTATGTTTGTTTTGAAATACCACCAACCCAATCACAACTTTCATAGAAGTCTCTATTGTATTGTGGATCTGGTAAGTCATCCCAAATGTGCCAATATAAAATTGGTACACGCTGTCTTATCTCGTGTTCGTTATCGTATAACCATTGCCAATAGTGTGGGTCCGTAAAATGAAGAATGGCATCTGGTTTTTCTTCGTCTAACAATCTACGAATCATATTGATATCCCCATAACCATTGTATGGTATAATCTTTAAATTCGCATCTTCAACTCCGGTGCGTTTTCTTATGTCGTCATTTACATCAACAATCTTCCCAATTTCAGGGTGACTAATCGATGCACCCAACTGAACCCAATCGTATTTGTGGACGGTACCTAATACGATTTCTTTGGACATAGTAGCAATACCTGATGTCATTCTTAAATCATCAGATAAAAGTAATATTTTTTTCTTCATTAATTTAAAACTTTGAACCGCTAGCGGCTAATCCGTTATGATCGTTTATTAGGTCTCTGAACTTTTCATCTTTATTGTAAAGGTCCAATGATCGATTAACCAATTTTTGAAGGTTAATTGAACCTTCGATTGATTTAATTTTGAATTTTTTGTAAACATCATCTAAGATATTCACACTCGTTAATTTTGTTTGCGCTTTCATATAATATATAAAATTTTATATACAGATAAGGTAAAAAATATCGGACAGAATCCGATATTCCCTGTCCGATATATTATTGGTTATTGCCCTCTAAATCGTTAAGTTTAGCGACAATTTTCTCTACCAACTCCTCTTGAGTTTGGGTAATGGTAGTTGATGAACCTGTATTAGATTCAGTTAATTTGATTGTTACGTTTTGAGTCTGTTCTTGAACAGGTTGTTCGTCAGCTCTTTTTTTACATCCGCAGCCCATAGTATTAATGTTTAATTATAAATAGTTTGTTTTATTGTTATTGATTACTTATATTTTATAAAAGTTAACAAAAATAATTTAAAAAATCAATGGAAAGAGGTATAATTTTATCTAATGGGATTCTGAGGTGTTCCAAGGTAAAGGTTGACCTTATCTCCTACCTTAAAATCTTTACAGGTTCCACCTGGGAACTCAACAACGTGATCACCAAGACCTGTATATTTTGGTGGGTTCATACGATGTCTATCCGGAGCGGGACAATTGTGATGAATACCACTTACTCTGTTGTTTAGAACAAAAACAATATCCAATGGGATTAAACAGTTCTTCATCCAAAATGAATGGTGACCTTTACCCATTTTAAAGACCATACAACCCTCAAGAGAGTCTCGACCCATCATACCCTTTTGGATATCTTCTGGGCTTGTTAAGTACTCACCAGGGAACATTTTACCACCTATTGTAACATTCATATCTATAATTATTTGGAATTTTGATTTAAATTTTGTATACTTTAATTATGGAAAATATATTCGGAGGATTAATAGAATTCAAGAGCAAAAAGGAATTCGATTCATTTATTGATAATATCAGTAAAGAGGACACCATTCAAATAATAGAGGCCTCCATATCTTACGGTCAACAAAGCGGATTATATACTTTAGAAGAGTCGCATATATTGTATAAATGTTTAAGTAAATTAAAAGAAAATGATTGATTTAACTTCAGAAATGGAAAATTACAACAAGGTAAAAGACATTGTACTTGCAAAACTTGTTGACGAGGGTCTACTAGACCAAGATGACGCTAATGAATTTGCTGACAGATGTCAAGTTCTAGCGTACAAAGGTAAATGGTTTAGTAAGTGGTTTGATAAGAATATGAAAACCGAAACAAACTCACCTGATACATACTACATCAGAGTGATTGAGATGAGAGAAAAGGAAGATGAGGTTGATAGATTATTAAGAAAAACAACTGGAGACTATGAAGAGTAAAAAAATTTACTACAAAGACTTTTTTATTTATAATAAAAGGCACCATTGGTTCATAATACCAACGGTAGTTTTTTTTTATAACAAAACGGAGTTCCTTGAAACGGGTATAACGTCACCTTGTTGGGGGTTAACAATCAGGTGGTTAACCTATATGATGGGAGTACAAATCCAAGAAGGATATGAAATTGAAGAAGAAAAAAATTAATATGATGAATACGATTGATAAGAAGTATCAAGATTTACTACAAGATATTTTGGATAATGGAGTTGTTAAAACGGATAGAACTGGAACTGGAACCATTTCAGTTTTTGGTAGACAAATACGTCATAGAATGGCTCAGGGGTTTCCATTATTAACAACTAAGAAAATGGCTTGGAAAACTATGGTAACCGAGTTGATTTGGTTTTTAAGTGGTAGTACTAACATCAAGTATCTAGTGATGAATGGATGTAGCATTTGGAATGGTGATGCTTATAAAAACTATTCTAAAAAGATTAATGAGATTATTGATGGATATAAATGTGGAGATATTATGGGTATCCAACCACACATTGAAATACTGTTCAGTAATTCGGATATGTTAACACCATTAACTCAAGAAGAATTTATTAATCTTATCAAAATTGATGATGAGTTTGCTAAGGAATGGGGAGAACTCGGACCAATTTATGGTAAACAATGGAGAAAATGGGGTGGATTACAAGACATATCCGATAACGGTGACCCAATTTATTTAGACCAAATTCAAAATCTAATTGATGAACTTAAAACAAATCCAGATAGTAGAAGATTGATGGTAAGTGCTTGGAACGTGGGTGAGTTAGACCAAATGGTTTTACCGCCTTGTCATTATGGTTTTCAAGTCTACACTAGAAAGTTAACTGGGGAAGAGATGTGGGACTTATTAAAGAAGAAAGTTGGTGAGGAAAGGTTTAAATCAATGGTTGATGATATAGTTCCATTTGGTGGGGGATTGAGTGAAGAGTTACAATCACACAATATACCTAAACGAGCAATATCCTTAATGTGGAATCAAAGATCTGTTGATACATTTTTAGGTTTACCATTTAACATTGCGTCATATGGTTTATTATTAATGATGATTGCGGATGAAATGAGTATGGTACCAGATGAATTAATAGGTAATTTAGGTGATGTTCATTTATATAAGAACCATATTGAACAAGCTAAAGAACAAATAAACAGAGAACCATTTAATTTACCAACTGTACACATTATGGATGGTATATTTTCATTCGGAGAAAAAGATGTAATATTAGAAAATTACCAATATCACCCGTCAATAAAAGCACCATTAAGTAATTAAATTATGAGTAAAGAAGAAATCGTTAAAGAGATTTTAGAATTAAAATCAAAGAAAGATTCAACCCAAAGGGATAAACTAAGAATACAACAATTACAACAAGAGTTAGGGAGGTCCGATGGTAAAAAATAGAACTAAGAAAATAATTAAAGAATGGAAAGAAGCCACAAATAAAGAAGTTTGGGAAGGTGTAAGAGATAACTTTGTATTTGGATTCTTGGGTGCAACATTAGTAGTGTTTATTGCCACACGTACAGACATTGCAGTATTTTTATGTTATCTTTGTTATTATTTTTTTATGGGTAGGATTGTTAATCGACCCAAATATGTTACAGACTTTGGAAAGTTGATAGTCTTTCCAATCCCATCCGCATTGGGAGCGTTTGTGGGATATAAACTATCGTATATTTTATTATCGTTATTATGAGAAAAATTATTTTAATTACAACGCTAATGCTAATCTCTAGGGGGTTGGTGGCACAGACAGTACAACGAAATCAATTTGCAGATTATGTAGAATGGTTACAAATAAATAACCCACCTTTAGGTAATTTCATTAATAATTGGTTAGGTGTTAAATATAAATTAGGGGGTAGTACTAAAAAGGGTATTGATTGTTCACAATTCAATAAAAGATTGTATAAAGATGTGTATGGTCTTGATTTAAAGGATGTTTGTTACCAACAATGGTATCAAATAACTAGGGTTACTAAAGATAGTCTACAAATGGGAGATCTTATCTATTTTAGAAGTACTCAAAGTCCAAGTGGTTGGCACTGTGGGGTTTACTTAGGTAATAGGATTTTTGTCCACGCAGCCAACAGATACGAGAATGTCAAGCTCAGTAGTATTGATGAGCCAAGATACATTAAATCGTACAAAGGAGGGGGTCGTTTAAATTAACGACCTTGACCTCTGTATCTCTTTGGTTTTTGGGCTTTTGGACCAAAATTTTTCTTATATTTACCTTTACCTTTTTTTCCAAAAGAAACCTTTTGAGATGTGGATGAACCTTTTGCTTTCGCCATAATATATTTTTTTATATAAATACGTATATCCTAACTTTTTTTACTATATTTGTACCCTAAACTTAACGATATGGAAGACATTTTAAGAGAAAAATTTCAATACGCAACGATAACCCCATTTAAAGATTATTGTAGATTAGATGAGAAAAGGGAATTATCCAAGTCATTAATTGATGATTTAGATAGTTTAGAAATTGATTGGGATGCCCCAAATAAAAAACTTGAACGTTTAGTTAACGTCTTAAAACCCATAGGTAAAATAGTCTCCTTACCTGAGAAGAAAAAGAAGAAGGTGTTTTACGCTGCAACAACTGAACCAGTACAAGAAACCTTTCGTTTAACTTACTACGTTAAGAAAAATAAGTTAGGTAATTGTTCCTTTGAAACAACAAAGGATAGACAAATTAAAAGTCATTACGGTAGACCACTTTCTGAAATTAATGTTACCATAATTGAGAGGTCAATCAGAAGACACGGAGATAAGATTACAATTAAACTTTATAGACAAGATAAACACAGAAGTTATAATTGTATTTACTTTAAAAAAAGTTATATTGTTCAGTCTTTAACTTTTAATTTGGTTACTGGTAATTTTACAACCCTAACTAAAACTGTTAGAGGTAAACAAAATTCACAAGTATTCAGAACAAATAGTTTCCAATCGTTACATAATTTAATTCAGAACACATCATTCCTCACAATTAAAACAAAGGGGATAGGTGATTACTCAAGATTATATAACGACTATCAAAATAGTTTTGATGATACTTTATTTACAAGAAAAATCCAGGAATCTTTAGGTCTTGATTTAGGTTGCATTTCATACTCATCAAATCAAGAAAGTTTCATTAATGATGTAATGACTGCATTCATTAAAAATAAAAAGATTAAAGTACCAAACAGTCATTATGATTACCTCCTAACTAAGTTATATCCCACAGAGAAGTTCTTAAAAAAGAATGATAGGAAATTAGTGGCATCCGTTTTGGATATGTTAGGTATTAAAACTAAAGCAACTATTAAAATTTTACACGAATATCCTAACATTGACATTTATGGTTTATGTAAGTTCATTCATTACTTTGATAGTGATTATGCAAAGTACATTGGAAATGTAAACCCAATGATATTTGAAAAGTCGACTCGTAAATTTGGAATTAGAGATTATAATGATGTTGGAACCAAAGCGGTGATGTTAAGGGAAATGAATAAGGTATATGGTTTAAAGGATATTGAAAAAGAAAACCTTATAAAGATAGTTAACTCGTTTAATTATATGGATTCTAATAGTGCTCTTTCGGAAAGATTTATTCAGTTGGTTGATGACCACATAAGAATGATTGATAGGGTGAGAGAATATGACCCATCAATTTATTTGAAGTCTAGAACTATGGACGAATTTCACGTCGAACATAGAGAGTTAACCAAAATGATGGGAGCAATCAAAAAAGGTTGGGTCATTGAATATCAATACGAAGATAAAGTTTTAGAAGATTTACAAAAACCTTTAGAGTGTTTGGAAAATGACGAATCATTACACACACTATACCCTTACGTTCTTAGAAGGGAAGAAGATTATATTGAAGAAGGTGCGTTTATGCATCACTGTGTTGCAACCTATTCTGATAAAGATAAATCCATAATAATATCGTTAAGAAATCAAAGTGGTATGGATAGGGTAACGTGTGAATTTGATATCCAATCAGGTAAATGTATTCAACAAAGGTCGTTCTGTAACGCCTCACCACCATCAACATTTGAAGACGGTCTTTTACTGTTATCTCAAAAAATAGAACAATGTTCAAGATGGGGAACCCTTAATTGGAAAGAAAAGAAGAAAGTTCCAGTTAAAATAAACGGTATTGAAATCACCCAAGAGTTACTACCAGTAAGGGTTACAGATATATTCAACGGTATCAGACTACCCTTCGAAGAGTTTTAACTACACAAACTAAATAAATCCATCTATATTTTATGTAGATGGATTTATTATTAATACACAATCAGAAAAAGGTAGATAGTAAAAGTGGATCAGTTTCACTATGTGATTTGAAATTGTATTCTGACGATAACAACATTGAATTTGTTGGCACGTTTGATTTTGATTATCAAAGGTGGGGAACCAAAAAACAAATCACATTTACTCATACATTTAATTTAAACATTACAACTGGAGATATCGTTGTTGGTTATAGACTTAACAATAATAACTTAACAGATGAGAAACAATTCAAGTCTTCATACCTTACTAAAAAGAATTCATTTAAATTACTTTCCGAGTTAAGTGAGAATGGTTATTATAGAGGTGAGAAGAGATTAAAATTTTGGGGTGTCAAGTATGATAGAGCAATTGAATCAATCAACGATATCATTTATAGGAAAATAGAACCTAATTTTAAAAGTGATTTCATTAAATCTAAAAACTACGAACATAAAAGTGTTGTTAATCCACTTTATGATATGTTAGTTGATTATCATTTAGATGTTAAAGATATTAAATCACACGACGGAGTGTATGAAGACATTAAGTATGAATACCCAAAGAAGAAGTGGTTAGTTAAGAACGATAATAAGTTCCTACCGTCAGTCCTTGATTCATATGGAATTAAATCAAAGTATCTAGTTAGTCAATTAAATACAAAGTGTGATAAACCAATTCACATTAGTTCATTAAATTATATTTGTAAATTATTTGGTGACAACTATCTAGAATATTTGAAACAATTTGTTTGGGAACAACATTGCTATGATTTACCACCAAACAAAAAAATACATCAACTAAAGAATGATGTGGAAAAGAAATCAATGGTTAGACTTATTAATGGTTGGGAGAAAGAAACATTGAGATCTGATTCTTTAATATACAATCTTAATAAGTTATTTTCAATCAGGGAATTATTAGAGGAGAGAGATATAGAATTAAAGTTCAAAGCAAAAGACGATCACGAGTTTGAAAATATGTTGGAGTCCTGGTCTGGAATTAAATTACACCTTGCTCGTGGATATAAATTAAGATATGAATTCCCAGAGGACTTTGTTAATATTATTGAAACAGAGATTGATATTGATGGTGAGGTATACAAACCAAAGATTTTATTAACGGAAGAAGATTTTAGGTTGGAGGGATATACTATGAAGAATTGTATGAGTAAACAATTTACCAATGGTAATCTTTATGTTTATGTTGCATTAACTTACAAAAGAAAAAGAATCAACTTACAATATAGAAAAGGTAATCTAGTTCAACAATATGGTAAGGCGAACACACCAGTAATTGATATATTTGATTCTGCAGTTGAAACCTTAACTAATAGATTTAAATCACACCCACATATAGAGTGGAAAAAAGAAAAATATGACTTTTTAAGTAACTAATAATCAATTAGTTATATCATATTCCGAAAAATATTTTAATTTTTTTTCGTATTTCCGAAATTATTATTACATTTGTATCGAAACAATTTAAACTTACAAACGTATGAAGTATTTTTCAGTATGTAGTGGTATGGAGGCGGCGACTGTCGCTTGGGAGCCACTTGGTTGGGAATGTGCGGGTCTATGTGACTTTGCAAGTTTCCCACAGAAAGTCCTTAAACATCATTACCCTGATGTTCCTTTTTATACAAATATGTTAAACTTACTAGACGATGAAAAATTCAAAAAAACAGATTTCGACGTGTTCGTCGGAGGCACACCGTGCCAAGCTTGGTCAAATTCAGGACTCAGAAAAGGAATGGATGACTTACGTGCTCAACTCGCCATTAAATATGGAGGAATTCTTGAGTCAAAATCTCCCAAGTACAACGTATGGGAAAACGTCGACGGTGTTTTTGATAAAGAACACAAAGAAGGGTTGTGTGACATCATCTCCTCTTTCACAGGTGTCGATTTTAGACCGGACAACATCAACAGAGGGGGAGGTATTGTTCAAGGTACCAAACGGTCAATCGCTTATAGGGTTTTCGACTCCCAATATTTTGGAGTACCCCAACGACGCAAAAGAGTCTACATTGTTGGATATCGTGGAACCGACTGGAGAGTCCCTGCGGCAATATTATTTGACGAAGGATGTTTTAAGAAATTTAAAAAAGAGACTCTTAAAGAGAGGGATGACCGTACCAAAAGTCTTCTCGGACAAATTAGAATCGCAGGTACGATAACTAAATCATATTCTCAAACATTAACCGATGGGTTTGGTAAGGATTCAACATCAAACTATTGGGTTGATGAGGGAGGTATCCGAGAATTTACCGAGAAAGAATTACTTAGACTTCAGGGGTTCCCTGATGATTATCTTGACTTTGAAATTGACGGTAAAAAACCATCATATTCAAATGTTAAAGGTATTATTGGTAACTCAATGACAGTAAATGTAATGAGATGGATTGGTCAAAGGATACAAATTGTTGATGATATTTTGAAATCTCAAGAAAAAATAGTATATTAAAGTTATGCAAGAGAAAGAATCAAAAACAAACAGCCATTTTTGGATTAGTATTGTAAAATCAATTTTACGAATTGTGGCGTGTCTTTTTTTATTTAACGAGCAATTCGGAAACACGGCAATATTTTTAGGTGTTGCTGAGGTATTAGGAATTGCGGAAGAAATATTTTAATATGAATTATTATTTAATACAATCATTTGTAAAAAAACAAAAAGATGAACGTAAAAACAAGACCAACGAACAACTTAGACACGATAGTGTTCGAGGAGTTGAATTTCCAAATACACCCAATGGGGATAGGAAAACAATGTATAGTACAATTTTCAAATGGTTACGGGGCTAGTATTGTTCAAGGTGAACATACATATGGAGGATCTAAAGGGTTATATGAATTAGCTGTCTTTGGTAAAGATGGTCAGATAACTTACGACACACCAATTACAGACGATGTACTTGGTTATCTATCTGAACAAGAGGTGGAGAAAATATTAACAGACATTAAAAAATTAGACAAATGAAAATTTTAACACAGCTTAGATTTTATGTGGTAGTTGCTACATTATCTTTTACAGGTTTATTGGTTAACTATTTTAATAAATTAGAAGAGTTGAGAAAAACAAAAGAAGAATTAGTTAAGTGTCAAACAGACAATGGTTATATTCCTGGTGGTGATATTGAAAAGGTACAAATCATTAATGAACGAGATAGTTTACGAGATGAATTATTTATTAGATTTACTGAGGTTAGTCGTTATGAGATTGCACTTGAAATGTTCAAAGAACAAAACAAAAAAGGTGCTAACGAATTTGAACTAATATTAACAACACAAACAGAGTAATATGGGAACCGATTTTCACATTGGAAATGGAAATTATATAAATTTACAAACAAGTAGTTTAGTTAAATTACAAGAACATTTTATAGTATATACTGAAGATGGTCCTGTAACATTAAACGTTGAAGTTATTGCCGATTTTTCCACGGTAGATAAAAAGTACCACGAAATATTTTTCAATGTAATATCTTCCAAGTATTTAAATAAGGTAGCATTTGGAGATAATCCATTCTCAGAATGTAAACCAATTGTCAAACGTAAATGGTGGCAATTTTGGAAATCAAAATATGTTGAATCATTAAAATAAATCAATATGATGAAGTTTGGAATTTTATTAGTTTTAGTAGGTTTATGGATGGCATTTGAAATATACCGAGCACCTATGATGGATGAAAACGGTAGAATAATTAAACCAGGTAAAAAACTCAGTGACTTATGGCGAAAGCGACAATAGAGTACAACTTAAGTGATCCTGACGATGTTATGGCACATAAAAGAGCAATTAAATCTTTAGATATGGCGATGGCGTTATGGGATATTGTACATAACACTAAAAAAGGTTTAGAATGGTCAATGGAAGGTAAAGAAATTGACAAGTATGATGCTTTGGAATTGGTATATGAAAAGATACACGAAATCTTAAATGATCATAACATTATAACAGATGAACTGATTGACTGATATTTATCATATAAACAAATACTATGGCATACGGAGATAAGGTAATAGATCATTTCAATAACCCACGAAACGTAGGTACTTTGGATAAAAGTAAATCTAATGTAGGTACGGGATTAGTGGGTGCACCAGAATGTGGTGATGTAATGAGATTACAAATTGAAGTTAACGATAACATCATAACCGACGCTAAGTTCAAAACCTTCGGATGTGGATCGGCAATCGCAGCATCCTCTTTAGCAACCGAATGGTTGAAAGGAATGTCAATAGATGATGCAATTAAAATGGATAATATGGAATTGGTGGAGGAACTATCATTACCTCCAGTTAAGATACATTGTTCGGTATTAGCGGAAGATGCTATCAAAGAAGCGATAAACGATTACCGAAAGAAAAATGGTATGGATATATTAATTAATTAAAACTATGATAGAATTCTTCAAGAAAAATCAAGACAACATAACTAAGGGAAGTGCAATCGCATTACTATTAATATGTTTCTTTCAACAACGAGAACTTGCAAAATTACGAAAGGAAACCCAAGTGATAAAAGAAATAAAGGTTGATATTAAAACAACCGATTCTTTATTAAATAAGACTGGTTTAAAGTGATTACAATAAGTGAGTTAGCATTAGAACACGTGATAGAACTTATGGTGGGTGATGGTATAAATCCAGACACTCACCATCTTCGTGTTGGGGTAAAGGGTGGAGGATGTTCAGGTCTTTCATATACAATGGACTTTGATGACAACATACACGAATCGGACGACGTGTTCGAGGCGGGCGGTGGAGTTAAATTAGTGGTAGATAAGAAATCAGTTCTTTATCTATATGGTACCGAGCTACAATACTCATCTGGTTTAAACGGTAAAGGATTTAGTTGGTCCAATCCTAATGCATCCCGCACCTGTGGATGTGGAGAATCTTTTTCTCTATAATTTTTTATTTCCAATTTTTTTTCTTATATTTTATTTAAACATTTAAATAAAATTATTATGCCAGATTTTACACCAGACGACATCGACGTTAATCCAAGTGAATTTGTTGATGCTTGTTCATCTAGAGAAAGACAAGAACTAATTGATTACTTAGTTGAGTGTGGGTTCATTAGTGAAGACCAAAAAGATATTAAAGCATCTAATTACGGTGTTCGTAGACCAAATGTTAACGATGAATCTTTTTGGGATAGTCTTGACCATTTAAAAAAATGTAGACATCTATTATCTTTAGATGAGGAAAATTATATCAATAACGTTGCTGATAAATTTAAGCATTTAGTTTAATGAAAGTATTAGAATTATTTGCGGGTAGTCGTTCCGTTGGAAAGATTGCCGAAGAGTTAGGTATGGAAGTATTTTCATCCGACCTAACACCATTTGACGGAATACATTATGCCGTTAGTATCTTAGACTTTGATGTAACCAAAGTTCCATTTCAACCTGATGTAATTTGGGCATCACCACCTTGTACAGGATTCAGTGTTGCCGCTTTAGGTCACCATTGGACTGGAGGTAAGGGTGCGTACATTCCTAAGACAGATACCGCACGACTTGGTATTGAATTAGTTAAGAAAACTATCGAAGTGATTGAACATTTCAATCCAACATATTGGTTCATTGAAAACCCAAGAGGAGTTCTTCGTAAGATGCCATTTATGGATAAGTTCAAACGAAACACTGTTACATATTGTCAGTATGGTGATGAAAGAATGAAACCAACCGACATATGGACTAATAGTGATGTATGGGTTCCAAGACCAATGTGTAAGAATGGTTCACCTTGTCACGTTGCAGCACCTAGAGGTTCTAAAACAGGAACACAAGGTAGATCTAACGCTTATGAAAGAAGTAAAATACCAGAAGATTTATGTCGAGAGATATTGAAGAGTTGTCAGTAGAAGAAATTGAAAAACGGATAGCGGAACAATTAGAAAAAGAACAAGAACATAAAAATTGTTTAGATACAATTATTAATTGTATACCACTACTTTTAAGTAAAAGAAGAGAAAGATATCTAACTTACATTTGTCAGGATGAAACAAGTATTTATTTTGAATTGAAAAAATTGTATCCTGATTTGATAGATTTAAATATACATAACAAATATTCTCCTATCGATTTGCGTAGTATTTTAGAAAAATGTGGAATTGAAACTAAAGGAAGAAAGAAAGATTATGATACTTTCTTAGTTGAAAAGAAAAAATGGGACGATATGATTATATCACCTGACAAAGATGTTTTTTATGTTTGCGCAACACCAGAACGAGTGGTTATGTTTAATGTTAGAGAATTACCAGAACCAATTTGGGGAGTTGAACAACATAATAAAACTACAACATACGACAATAAGGAAAAAATAGACAAAATGGTTGGCTATTATAATCCCGAAACACAACCATATATTGATTTAACCGAAGAGTTATTTAAAATAAATAAAATTTAATTTATGAAAATCAATCATCCGTTAGTTCAGGGGGTTGTAAAAGAAATTAAACCAAACATTTACTGTGTGTTGGTTGACGACAATTATGATAGAGCGATGTTGTTCTGTCGATACCAAGAATTCTACGAGTCACCATATAAAATATTCAGGAACAAATATTTTACTTGGATGGAGTATATGAGATTCTATAAAGATGCTTGGAAAAAGAAAACATTTACATATCCAGAAGATTGGTCTGGTTATAATATTCCCTGTAACATTTTACAAGTTGCTCATCATCAGTTTTGTAAAGACACTGAGTACGATTCGATTATGAACGACATCTATTGGTATTGTGCAAAAGATTCATCGGAAAAGAATGATGGTAGACGAACCGATTGGTATTTGATTGGTGCGAGTAGCAAAGACTTAAAAACTTTAGATCACGAGATTGCTCACGGTCTATATTTCACCAACAAAGATTACAAGAGAGACGTTAATAAACTTATAAAAGGAATTAAACCAACTCATTACGATAAGTTAAAAAAGAAACTTATGAAAATGGGTTATGTTAATGATAAGAAAATTATCGATGATGAGATTCAGGCGTTTATGTCAACGGGATTATATAACGGATTAGACACAAAGGAATTAAAGAAGTATGAAACTGGGTTCGTTAAGAACTTTAAAAAATATAGTAATGGTTGAGGTATTAGGTTGGGTTGCGTCAGTGGTTGTGTTAATGTCGATGACGTTTAAATCGATGTTTAAATTGAGGGTGGTAAATTCACTAGCCTGCATTCTATGGATTTGGTATGGATATCTGATTATGAATAACCCAACTATGTTTGTAAACGTAGCGATATTAACAACCCATATAATGTGGTTTTATAAGAATAAGAAAGTTTAAATAATCTTAGAAAAATACAAATTCAAAGATATATATGTAATAGAAAAAAACATATATGCAAGAAGAATTTGTTCCTTATCACCAACACCTTTTGATGAAGGTTTGGCTCACTAATCCTCCGAACAGAGTTAGTGATTTAAATGAATGGTTTATCCAGTTAGTTCATAAAGTTAAAATGGAAGTTGTAGGTGGACCTACGAGTGTTTACGTTGATTACCCAGGTAATGAAGGTTTAACAGGTACGGTTACTTTGGCAACATCACACGCATCAATTCACATTTGGGATCATTACGAATTACCAATGGCTCAGTTTGATATCTACAGTTGTAAATGTTTCTCACTTGAGGACGTATTAGAACATTTCAAACCTTGGGGTTTAGTTAAAGCTGAATGGGTTATGATTGATAGAAATGAGAATCCAAAAGTAACTTCTGAAGGAGTTTGGTCTCCACAACACGATTATATTGAAGAAAATTCATAGTTAATTTGTGATATTCGAAAATATTATTTATATTTACAACATAAAAAGGAAGAAATGAAGGTAATATTTTTAGATCACGATGGGGTTATTTGTTTGTCAACAGAATGGGGAGGTAGATTTAAGAAACAAAAAAAGGTTGGACGTAAGTTAAGTCAATCAGTTATGTCACTTGAGTTGGACGCTCGTTTTGATAATTTTAATAAGAAAGCAATCGATACCCTAAATGAAATACTGGAAGAAACTAATGCTGAAATTGTTGTCTCATCTGATTGGAAAAGATGGGCCACTGTTGAGGAGATGGGTGAATATTATGAGTCACAGGGACTCAAAAAGAAACCAATAGCATTTACTAAAAACTTAGGTGAATGTGATGTCCCTGAAAACTTCATATGGTCTCGTCAGTGGGACTTAGAACAGTCAAGGTCCTTGGAGATACATCAATACCTTAGAGACCACCCAGAGGTCACAGAATGGGTTGCAGTAGATGATTTGGATATGGGTAAAGGAGAAGAATGGAAAGAAGTTTGGGGATTGGATAATTTTGTTTTAACCCCGAAGAGTATTGAGGGCATTAAACAAAGTGGAATAAAAGAAAAGATCATAAAATTCTTAACTGATGAGCAGAAGCCGTCGTAAACCTATTGTTAAAGATAGACCTAGAAATGAAAAGAAGTCTTCATTGTATTGGAGGATTGTTCGTAGAGTTATTAATGGTAAGGTTAGACAGATAATTAAAACGGATGAGGATGAAACAGACTTACCACAACCAAGAGAAATAGTTAACGACTATGATTATTGTGATTACGTAATTGATTATAGAGACCCTAATTGGTCAGAAAAACATAGAGAGTACAGAGAAAAACAAAAAAGAAAATGATATATAGGACTAGAAAGTTGATTAAGCCAGGTGATTTAAACCCAAGAGGTACGTTATTTGGTGGTCAATTATTAAAGTGGATTGATGAGGAGGCGGCAATCTTTGCCATTTGTCAGTTGAGTAGTTCTAATATCGTAACCAAAGCGATGTCTGAGATTGATTTTGTAACCACCGCAAAGGTTGGTGACATAATTGAATTTGGTATGGACTTGGTTAAATTCGGGACAACGTCAGTAACGATATGTTGTGATGTTAGAAACAAAAATACAAAAGAATCGATTGTTAGAATTGATAAGATAGTTTTCGTTCTGTTAGATGAAAACGGAAGACCTAAATCACATAATAAAAAGAATAAATAATATGGAATACATACCAGTTTTCGCGTTAATGTTTATAGTTGTCGCATTAATCTCTTGGAGTTGGGTTAGAGGAATAGATTATATGAGTAAAAATCACCCAGATTATAAGGGTGATGACCTCTTTGGTAAATTTGATGAGGATGAAGAGGATCATATCCTATAATTGAACTAAAATTGTGATATTTATATTAATATGAAGAAGAATTTAATAGAACAGTTAGAAAGAATGCACCGACTTAACTATGGTAAAAAAGTAGTTAATGAGGGGGAACTTTGGGATAAAATTATGGGTGGTTTGGGTATTAAGACCAATAAACACGACGATAAGAAGGCTGACGCTATTACTCCCGACGTTGAGGCGTTTTATAAAACTCTTGAAACTGCCGCAAGCGGTAACGGGATAACCCAACAAGAAAAAGGTTCATATCAATTTCAAAAAGAAGTTGAGTCTATGCAAATAGGTTTAATTTTATTAGGTTATGAATTACCAAGGTATGGTGTTGATGGTCTTTTTGGTCCTGAGACTGGTGCTGCGGTTGCTAAATTCACACAAGAGAAATTAAATGATGGTAAAACATCAATCAATGAGGCGTCTAAGTTGGTTTCACAAGGTGGTGGATTAATAGGTAAACCTGGTCAAGGTACACATAGTGCATCTGATTGGCAAAGTGGAAACGCTTGGGATGTTACAGGTCCAGTTGGAACTGAGGTTTACTCAATCACTAGTGGTGTTGTAAATAAAGTTAGAAAGGCAAGTGGTGGATTAATTAAAAGTGGAGTTAAAAAAATATACGGAGACCAAGTGTCTGTAAAAAGTAACGACGGTAAACCAGATATTTTCTATACACATATAGACTCATCGGTAAGTGTTGGTGATTCAGTTAAAGAAGGTGACCTTATTGGTAAGATAATGCAAATAGATGGTATTCCATCTCACGTTCACGTAGGTGTATCTTCAGGTAATTTAAGTGATTTAGCTTCTGGATTAACAAATGCAACTGGAGGTAAGGCTGGTGCGGGTAGTACAGATTTGAAAGTAGCGACTCCTGCAATGTTAAATAAATTAATCGAACTTCTTAAAGAAAGAGGTGTTAAATCAGAAGAACTTTCATCATATATCAATAAAGCTAACGGTAGTGGTGGTAACGTCACAGTTAACGATTGGGAGGGTATAGTTAATCTTATCATAGATAATTTAGAGGGTGGATATTATCACCCAGATATGTTACAAGATGGTAGAGTAAAAGATGGTAGATTTGGTGCATCTGGTGAAACAATGTTTGGTATGGATAGAAAGGCGGGAGGTACTGAAGCCACTGGACCTGCGGGTCAGGAATTTTGGGCTTTAATTGATGCCGAAGATGCTAGAAGTAAATGGAAACACGGTTATATGTTGAAAGATAATCCGTCGTTGGATAGAAAATTAAGAAAATTGGCTGGTGACATTATGAAACCATTCTTTATTAAATTTAGTAAATCACATTTGTCACCTGAAGCTGCAGATATTATATCAAAAGATGCAGCTTTAACGTTTAATTTTGGATACGCAACTTGGAATGGTGAGGGATGGTTCCAAAAATTTGCAAGAACAATTAACGAAGCGGTTGCATCTGGTAATAAAGACCCTAAGTCGTTATTACAAATTGTAATAGATAGAAGATCAAATAGTGGTAACAGTCTAATTGCTCAAGGTGGACCCAAAGTTGCCAAAGTTGCTAATATGATATCATCTTCATCTACAATGGCATAATATTATCACACAAAACACAATAAGTGTGATTCTGTGATATTTATATAAAAATACACGTAGTAATGGAAATATCGAAAGAAAAATTAATGTCTATCATTTCAGAAAGTTCAACCGAAATAGATGAAATGGGACGTATATGGGATAAAGCAGATGCTATTAGTAGACCAATTAAAGATGACGAAGGTAATCTTATTGGTCACGATATGTTAATCGACCCTAACAACCCTCAAGGTGGTAGAGTAAATGTGATATTTACTTGTGATATTCAAGAGTTTGTTAATAGTCATCCAGATTTAGTTGAAAAACTAAAACAACAATATGGTGGAGTTAAGTGGTCAAGTGACACTTGTCCAAAATACAATCCACATAGAAACACTAAAAGAGTCTATAGTAATTTACCAGATGACGAAGGTGATGATAACAATATCGAACGTAGACCTTACCAAGCAAGTGGAGAAAATTACGACGTACAAGAAAATATTAGAAGACTATTCAATCCTATCCTTAGAGATGAGTTAGGTCTTGAATCAGATAAAGGTAAACAATTTAATGAGATACTTTCTAAAAGAAGTATTCCAGCAATCATAGTTAACGACCTTAAATTTGAAGATACACATAACGATGTTTGGGATAATGACGAAATAAAATATAGAGTTCATAGTTTCAACACATATGAAAATGCTCAATCATTCTTAAAGTCGGTTGTTGCTAGAATTGGTGGTAGAGACACTGAACAGAACAATACATCATATTTGGCAAGACAATTCAATCAAAAATATAGTAAATGGGAAGAAACTAAAAAGAGCGACAAAAGATACTTAGGTAAAACTGATGTATTCCAATTAGATAAAAGTGGTTATTCAGAATTGAACTTAGATGTTTCAATGAAAATGGATTTTGAAATTACGGGTGTTAAACAAAACGACCAATTTATTTGGACTATTAGTATGAAAAACAAGTTTGGTAGAAAAAGACCAGACGAATATAGAATCCCAAATGGTAAAATGCAACCACTAACTCTACAAGATGGTGGGTATTTGGATGATGGTGTAATTAAAGTAGAAAAAATGGTTCCATTAGAAGATATTGAATTTACAGGTGACAAATCAATTATGTCAGTTTTTGCGGTATCTCAAGGATTAAGAGAAGCTATCAGTGATTTTAAAACGAAGATAGAAGGTATCTCACCTAAAACAGCATTAAAATATGCAAACGTTAGAAGATCTGATGTTGAGAAAATTAACGAAACAGTTGTTAACATTTCTTTAGATATCTTAAAAGAAATAAAAAAATAAAACCTCTCCCTGGATAGTATCCTCGGACTGACACGAGTCGTGTTTCAGTTAATCCCCAAAGAAATTTGGGGATTTTTTTGTGATATATTTTGTGATATCAGAAAAAATATATACATTTGTACAAACTTACTAACATTATGGGAACAAATTACTACCGCATACCCCAAGCATCCGAGATGGATGAAAGAAAATTCAAATTACTAGAACGTATTGCCAACTTAGATTTATCACCAAGTAACATTGAGTGTGGGTTTGATGAACCTATTGATAATCAATGGGGTAGAGAAAGTCCGTGGGGTATCTTCATTGATGGAACTAATATTCATTTAGGTAAACGAAGCGGTGGTTGGAAGTTCTGTTGGAATTTTCATAAGGACAAATATTATTCTAATAAAGAAGAACTATTGTCTTTCATTCGTTCAGGTAGGGTGGTTGATGAATATGGTGACGAGTGGAGTATTGAAGATTTTATTACTATGGCACTTGAATGGGGTGAACCTGATGGGTTAGTTGTTAATCGTGAATATCGAAAAAAGGAAAGAGCTAAAGGTGTTGGTTCGTTTTTCGATGACCCCAAGTACGATGATTTAATAATCGATGGACTTCGAGTAAGTACATCAACTGAATTTAGTTAATATGAGTAACGAGTTAATATTTGTTTTAGTATTTTTTTGGATGATATCCGCAACATATGTGATGGTCTATCACAGTAAACGTTGGACATTAGGTTTAGATACAATAATAGGTGCAATAATATTGGGTCCAATATTGGCGTTATTAATTGGAGATGATGAGGAAAAAATCATAAAAGAAAAACGAAAGAAAGAAAATGAAAGTAACGAGAGACATAGAGGATGGTTTAGAACAATGTCAGAAATTAACAGACAACGAATGACAAGTTTTGGTAGAACCATTCCACCTCCACCACCAATATCACGAATTACTCAAGCACAATCAGAAAGAGAAACGGCAATTAGGTCTGCAATAGAAAGAATAGAACCACCAAATAGAAGACCGGATAAGAAAAAAGATTTTAAATTTTTTAGAGGATGATAAAGATAGAAGATAGTAGAAAAGTTTGGGTAACGGGAGACACCCATTTCAGTCACGGAAACATATGTCGTGGAACAACTAATTGGAGATTAGCTAATGGAGATATTCCGGAAAATCAAACAAGGGATTTCCCAACGTTAGATAAGATGAATGATACCATTGTTAACAACATCAATGAGGTTGTTGGTCAAGAAGATGTGTTGATTCATTTTGGGGATTGGTCATTCGGTGGATTTGAAAACATTCAATTGTTAAGAGATAGAATCATATGTCAAGAGATTCATTTAATCTTAGGTAACCACGATCATCACATTGATAGGAACAGAGAGAACTGTCAAAGTTTATTCAATAGTGTTCAATGGTTCCTACAAGTAAACTATATGGGTGAAACGTTGGAGTGTATGCACTATCCAATATCATCTTGGAATGGTTTACGTAAAGGTAGAATAATGCTACACGGACATTGTCACTTACCACACGCACAAAAGATTACCAATGGTAGAAGAATGGATGTAGGTATGGATGGTCATCCAGAATTTAGACCTTATGATTTACATCGTGAGATTATTAATCCGATGAAAAAAGTTGTAATCGGTTCAGAGTTAGGACCGTTAGATCATCACACAGATGATATGAAAGGAATTGTTGGATAATATTTTTTTATTTAAAAAATTTTATTTATATTTTAATACTATGAAAAAATTAATAAACTTCCTTAGAACAGTTGAACAATATCGTTTAATTTGTATGGAAAAATCCGGATGGGGTAAAATTTAAAACAAATGAAAGAAACATTAAAAAAAGTATTCGACAAAAGTGTCTTGGCTGTTGTTGGAGTAATATTCGGAGTCGTAATCGTGTTCGAATATATCGTATTTCCAGGATTAACTACCGCAGACTCGTACACCAATATTTTGGCGGCACTAGTTGGTATATTCTCAGTATTGTTTGTTTATCATTTCATTCAATGGAAAGATCTGTTTGAGTTTTTTTCAAATAAAGATGAGGTAATCCCACCAGGAGAAACTGAATACGATTATGTACCCAAGGAAGAAATAATTAAAAAGAAAAGAAATCCCAAACAAGCTTCCAAAACTAAAAGTGAGGAACCATTTGTGAAAACAAGAAAGAAGCCAAAAAATAAATAATATGGAAGCATTTAATAGGTATGATAATCGTTTTGATGCTTACGGAAATAGAAGAACAGACGAACAATTAAATCGTTTAGAAGAAGAATTTAATCAAGAACAAAAACAAAAACAAAAACAAATTATGAGAAGTATTTTAATTGGAGTAGGGTTATTTTTTACATTAGTATTTTTATTTTTCTCTTGTGAGAGAATTGACGCTGGACACGTAGGTGTTAAGGTAAACCTTTATGGTGATAACAAAGGGGTTAGTGATGTTACTGAAGTAACAGGTATGGTATTTTTTAATCCAATTACACATAACATTTATGAGTTCCCAACTTACATTCAACATAAAGAATATAGTGGTGAGAACGCATTTATTGTTAACTCAAAAGATGGTAGTGAATTTCACATTTCACCAATCATTAACTATTCTGTAAAGAGAGATAAGGTTCCATCGATTTTTGCCAAATACCGTAGAAGTTTAGGTGAGATTGAAGATGGGTTTTTAAAGACAAACATTTATGACGCATTTAGAATGACCGCTAACTTTTATACGGCTGAGGAACTAATCAGTAACCGTCAATTGTTTGAAACAAAAGTAAGAGCAACATTGGATGCTAGTTTATTACCTGAAGGTTTCATCATTAATCAATTGACATCTAACTTAGTTTACCCTGAAACATTTAAGAGAGCAATTGAAGCAAAGAACAATGCCGTTCAAGGGGCGTTGATGGCTGAAAATAAAGTTAAACAAGCTGAGGCTGAAGCTAAGATTAAAGTGGCAACCGCACAAGGTAACGCTGAGGCAATGTTAACATCCGCTAAGGCTGAAGCTGAGGCTAATAGTTTAAAACAAAAGACCATTACACCAATGCTATTACAATTGGAGTTCATTAATAAATGGGATGGTAAGTTACCAGTTTATGGTACAGTTCCACAAATATTTAAAGGAATTAATTAAGATATAAATCCCTGAAAACCAAAGGGGCATCGAAAGGTGTCCCTTTTTTATTTTTCTTATATTTAAGAATATGACAAAAAGTGAAAAGAAACAAAAAAATAGGGAGAAAATGGCTAAAGCCACCCGTAAATTGAATCAAAAGAAAGGTTTGGATCGTAAGAAATCTTAACCAAATAACCTGATATTTATATATAAAAGAAACTATGGCCAAAGTTATTAAATTAAAACAAACCGATATCACTAGAATTGTTGAGGGTATCCTAAAGGAATCTCAAGAGTTTGACGACTTCGATACTAAAATCCAACCTGAAGAATTACCAGGAGCTGACGATCACGAATTGACCATAGGTCAGGATGAGAATGGTGAATATTACGTTATAGACAATGCAAAAAGTGATAACCCAACGGTTGTTGCTAAAACAAAATAAAGATATTTCAACTATTTCCTATAAAACCCCAAATTTTTTTGGGGTTTTTTTGTATATTCAAATTAATATCTTATATTTGTACTCAAAACATATATTATGGGAGAGTATAAAATATATTGTGATATGGATGGGGTACTTGTTGATTTTGACAAGGGGTACTTAGAACTTACAGGTCACGAGTTAGATGGTTCACATAGAAGTGACACCGATTTTTGGGACCCAATCAATGCAGCGGGTTATGATTTTTGGATTAACCTTGGTTGGATGAAAGATGGGAAAGACTTGTGGTCTTATATTGAAAAGTATAATCCAAAATTACTTTCAGCACCATCTCGTCAGGAAGATTCGAGGGTAGCTAAATTTGACTGGGTTTATAGAGAATTACCTGGTGTTAAATTGATTCTTAGAAGTGCTAAACATAAGAAAGATTTCGCAGGTCCTAACAACATTCTTATTGACGATAGAGTTGATAATATAAATGGATGGATTGAAGCGGGGGGTATTGGTATTTTACATACTTCAGCTGAAGATACAATTAAACAACTTAATAAATTAGGACTATGACATCAAATGAATTTAATGAGAAGTACAAACCATACATCCCCGAAGGTTGGTATGGTTTAGGTTTTAACATTCCAGAAGTAACCGATTACTTGGATAAAGAAATGGAAGATTTAATTATGATTCCAGGCTTTGAACTTCACCAAGTTAAACTAAAATTTAATATGGCGAGATTTTATTTTGAAACCAATTGGAAAGATAAAGGTTTGGAAGGTGCATTGCAAATTAGAATTGAGAGTAGGATAAACGAGTTAGTGAAACAGCACGATGCTGTTGGTAAAGATGAAATGTTTAATTAATAATTTTAAAAAAAAGTAAAATGGTCTACGTTAGCGTTGATATCGAAACTTCAGGATTAGATTCTGAGAAACACAAAGTATTATCTATCGGTGCAATTATCGAAGATACTGAAAAGAAATTACCATACGAAGAGTGTCCTAAGTTTAATGCGATTGTTCTTCAAAATGAAATCACAGGTTCACCAAGAGCAATCACGATGAACAAAGAAATCATTGCAATGATTGGTGAATACCTTGAAGGTACTGATGACACTAGATTTTTAATGGACACACATACCGATTATAGTTTCTATGAGAAAGAAGATGTGATTAAAGAATTCTATAAGTTTCTTTGGTGTAATGGATTTTCACATTTGGATTCACCATCAACTCACGTGAATGGAAAATTAACACCCGTCATTGATGGTAAAACTAAACCGATTACATTAAATGTTGCCGGTAAAAACTTTGGAACATTTGATAAGTTATTCTTACAAGAACTTCCTTGGTGGCAAAAATTAATCCGTACTCGTCAAAGAGTATTAGATCCTGCAATCTTAATGGTTGATTGGACAAACGATAAATCATTACCGAACCTTACTCAATGTAAGGAACGTGCAAACGTTGATGGTATTGTAACTCACAACGCACTTGAAGATGCTTGGGATGTTATAGAAG